GCCGGCCTTGGAGTTGTAGTCGCGGACGCTCTCGGCCCGGGTGTTCTTCGTAGCCGTGATGGTCTGCCGGAGCTTGGCCTTGCGGTCGTCGGCTGTCTCGTCGGCCTCCAGCTCTTCCTCCAGGTTCCGGATGCTGTCCTCGTCGGACTGCACGGAAGAGCACAGGTCGTAGAAGGATTCGTATGACCCGATCCTCCATGCCGCATCGGCCTTGGTCTGCTCCTTGACCTTGACATCCCCGCGCCAGTCAGCCGTCCACTTCTGGATCGTGCCAGTGGCGAACATGGTGATGGTGGCCAGAACCAGGACGGACAAGATGCCCAGAACAGCCATGCCCATCGTGGTTCCGTACCACTTAGCACCCTCGCGGACCTCGCTACGCTTCATTACGCTCCTCACTTATTGCGGAGGAGGTCCCAGACGCCACACACGAACAGGATGCCCCAGAAGCCTCCGAACAATGCTGCCGGCAGCCAGTCGGGAATGGACCACATATCTGTCACCTCCTCATCACTATCCCCCTTGGTGGTGAGGGACCCCGGGCGGGGGGAAGTATCCCGGGGTCCCTACTGTGCCGAGCGGGAGATCATCGCGGATTCGACTCTCGCTCGGACAAGACAAACACTAGCGCCCGGACTAACGACGTGTCAACCCACGCTCCTAATTGTTTGCCACTACCTCTTCCTTCGGCTCCGCTTCCTACCACGAGAACGATGGCCGACGTGGTACTTATCGCACCAGGGGCACCTGTATACCTCCAGCAGAACGTTACCCTTGCGGATTAAGTTATGCATGTGGGCCTGTGCCTGGGCTCTCGTATCGTGCCCCTGTTTACCCTCGCACGCCCTATCTCGTGACCTTCTCATATCACCTCCACCCTCCCCGTGCTTGTGCCGGCTATCTACCACACCCAACGTGTGTGCTCACATCCAGGCTCTCCATGCCGATGTCCTCGACCACAGAGGAAGTGGACGAGGACATCTCTCATGGCTTTTTACCCCTCGCGGAATCCCATGTCCTCCATGGCCCCGCTCCACCCACGCTCAGGTGTGAACTTCACGGCCCTGTCATCGAGGTACACACGGACCGCCGGCTTGCGGTTCGTCACGAGGACGCGCCCCTTCTCGTTCCAGAAGGCACTCCCATGCTCCTCTGCGGGCCTCTCACGGTCCCACTGAGCCTGCGTGATGCACTCCACGCCCCAGTGCGTCAGAGAATCACACACGGCGTCTAGGTCAGTCCTGGCGGTGAAGACTACGACAGCCTCCACCTCCTGGATCTCCTTGATCGCCCCGATGGCGCCGGGCATGGGCGGGTCGTAGATCTCTCCCCCACACCAGCCCCGGCTGTACTTGTGGATCACGCCATCAAAGTCAATGGCCACTGTCATGATCGCTCCTCGTTCCGAACCAGCTTCATTTCACGCGGGATGGTGTGCATGGTGACCCACTCCATGATCTTCGCCTGGAAGTCAAGGATGCTTGTGGAGATCTCGATCCGACCGTCCTCGTGGTCCAGCCAGATCTCGGGGAGCTCCTCGGGCAGGCCGCCGAACTCACGGAGCACGTACGCCTCCAGCTCGGCACGATCACCCAGGACGGACAACATCTCGCCCTTGGCCTGTACTTCGTACGGGTCGAACTCCAGGAACAGTGACCACCGCTCCCGCTCGAACCTCTCGCCCTCAGCCACTGTCCGACTCCATCTCTGTGATCTCCTGGCCCGTTGCTTCTGTCGTCTCCGACTGTAGCACAACACGAGCCACGACACTTCCGCATGTGGGACATGCGTGTCCCGCCGGCAACTCGATCGGGACGGACGGAATCCCCTTGACGAACTCAGGTGCGGCGGGCGTCTCCCACCATGACTCACGTGCCACACCAGCCTGCCAGGCGAGAGCCGTGAGGTGTGCCCTGTTGACCGCTCCCCACTTCTTGAGCAGACGAGCCACGTACGTTTTGATGGTGTCCTCGGTGAGGAACAGACGACGCCCGATGTACGCGTTATCCCACCCATGGACAACCGACTGCAACACCTCCAGCTCACGGTTCGTCATCTTCGGCACGTCGGCCTCGGTCTTCTCCTTGGACAGGCCCTGGAGATAGCCGTTCCTGTAGCCCCACGAGACAACAGCCGCACGGTTCGGGCTCTTACCGGCACGGGTTAGAACGCGGTGGACGTGAGTCTTGACCGCCATCTCCGACAGACCCAGGTCTGTGGCGAGCTCCTTATTGGACTTGCCTCGGGTAATGCCGGCAAGAACCTGTACTTCCCTCGGACTGAACACTGCACCGACTCCTAACAGATGACCTTGTTCCGTTCGGACTGCATGAGCGCCTTGCCTTCTGGCTCGATCCAGCAACGGATCTCGCACGTCCCACAGTTGAGATAGCCGCGGCCGTTGTCTCGGCGGAATGCAGCCAGCACAACCTTCCACGGGTACGTCTCACATAGTACCTCGTACGCCCGCCACGAGTATACCTGGACGCACGCAAGGAGCATCGGCGTACTGATGTCAGAGCGCTTGTACGGGCGTCTGTAAGACACGCCAGCCTCCGCCAGTAGCTTCATGCGGCGCCGACTCTTCAAGGCGTTCAGCTGGTCCCTGACGTCCTTCTGAGACGAGTCTGAGGCCAGCCGCTCCTTGAGGTAGTACACCTCGTCCATGGTCTCACCAGTCTCAGGGTGTACCCGGTACAGCTTCATGCCACCGCCTCACAGCCTGTGCCATCGAACCCTTCAACCCACTTCACTCGCTTGCCGGTCTTGCCCCTCTTGACCGTGTTGGTCAGATGCCATGCCTTGCAATCCTGGCTGTAGTACCAGGACAGCGTGGCGTCTCCGCTCAGCGCGGCCTTAACACAGGCTAGCTGTGCCGTCGTCTCGGCCGTATACATGACCTTTCCACATGGCGCATTGCAGCGCATGGTCCTACACCTACCTCTCGTGTTCTCATCCTAACGCGGGGGACAGCCCCTGACCTCTTACCCGCCTGAGACTGTCCCCTGTTACCCTCGTCCCCGTCTCGCTTACATAGGGTCGAGGTTCTCCGCGTTCTCCCGAGACTCTTCCTCACCAGAGGGCTCCTCGGGCAGCTCCTCATCACTGCCTGATCCTACGCCTATACCCACGCGGTTACCTCCTCTCTTCACTCACTCATCACATTAGCACCCGCAAGCACTCACGACAAGAGGCGGAGGGCAAGACGTGCCCCATTCTCTGCCGCCTCATACCGCATCATGGCCTCAGGCGTGCCCTTGAACACGCCCACCCTGTATGAGGGCGCGGCCTGGATCATGCCATAGCGGTTGGTGAAGTGAGCCGGGTTATGAGTGGAGTACGGACGCCCATCGCTCTGGACGTACTCCTTCATGGACACGTACTGTGCACGGAGAGCCCACATGTCCGCATGACGGGCAGGCCTACCTTCCAGCGCGTAGTGTTCCAGCATGACCCGTGTCTTAGCCTGCCCGCGAGTCTCCCTCTGCCGGCACGGGCTCTCATCACCGTACCGCGCACACGAGGCACAATCACCGTCCCCGTCCGTATCATTCACGCACACGGTACGGCGGGACTCCTCGAACACGTCAGGGGCACCGTACGGGCTCTCATACACCTTGTCCAGCAGAGACACCAGGTCCTCGTATGTCAAGGGCCTGTCATTCCCAGGTACCTTGTGCGGTATCAGCTCCTTAGGTACTTCTGTCATGGCCAGCAGGGCCTCAAAGTCCATGTCCATGCCTGCGCTCCCATTCCCTCATGTCTCGGATCCGCTCTTGCTTCTCACGACGCCAGCCCCAGGACGTCTGTCCCGGAGGCGGCATCATCACTTCCTGGGTGACCTCTATCCCCACACCCGCGTACTCAGTGCCGCACACTGCACATCTCGTGCCTGTGCCTTCCCCGTACATGCCATCTCGACAGCCACACGCACACCAGCGACTCTCAGTACAGGTGGTGTGGCACGTGTGCTTCCTAAGCCTTCTGTCTTCAAGCCAGCGCTGGATCTGATCACCCCTCGTGGCCAGTACCCCGAACAGTACCAGCACGATACCGCCCACGATCATTCCGCCCATCACGCCCTCTTTCCTCCTTCCCTCTTTACCACGTACCCACACCCCGAGATGATACAGGCCAGCACGTACCTACCGCTGATCCACGTCCAGATCAGGCAGTGGCGGTTCTCCTTGCACATCCTGGACTCCTTTGTCCTCGATGTGTCGAGTATTCCCCGTCCGGCGCACAGAGTCAAGCGCTACGAGGATGTATGTGTGCGTCCACTCGAATGCAGCAATCCGCACATTGTCCATAGCCGTGATCACGAAGGCTGCTACCCAGACCACAGCCAGCAGACAGCCAATCACCCTGTGTCCATACGAGAATGCCAGCATAGCACCCCACGTGCACGCGAACACCACAGACAGGTGCAGCACGAACACCCAGATGGGCGTAGGCTTACCTCGTCGGCTCACACCTGGACCTCTCATGTTCCACACCTGCCTGACTCGTTGTGCCCGCTCATGCTCGGATCCACCTCCACTCGCGTCCCTCGACAACGAACGCGCCTCCGTGACAGCGGCCGATGCCCTTGACCGTCTTGTGGTCCGTGGTCCCGCACTTCTCGCAGTACATGACCTTACCGGCTCTCGGATCCTTCTTCTTCCGCTTGCCTCGTGCCGTCCCGCTCTTTGCCATCCCGGCTCCTTACCTCTGTGCCTCTGCCATGAGCCTAAGCCAGGCCTCATAGCGGTAGGCGGTACGTTCACTGATACTGAGGACAGTACACGCTCTCTTGCGGCTAAGCGAACCTGGGCCCTGACGCATTGCCTCATATTCCCGCGCACGATCCATGGCGAACTCTCGCTCCAGCTCATACACGGCCCGCTTTCTGAGCTTAGGCCATCTCTCCAGTTGGCCTGACCCCCTCCTCTTCACGTAGCGGTAATAGCACGTGGCCCTAAGACCACGAGCCATGATCCCGCCCCATACGCCACAGCAGACACACGGAGCGGGCGGGCCTACTCTGCTGGGCATGATCAAAAGCTCCTGACGGCTGTACGGCGAGATCGGTAAGCGAGAGTGAGAGTACACGCGCACTGCACACTCACAGAGCCTCAGGCATGCGTACAGCGCTCCTAACACGTCAGGATGAGCGAGACACGCGCTCTTGTCGTCGTGAGTTCGCTACGCGCTGTCCATGTCGCTCTGTCAGCCAGTCTCTTGCCTCTTCCCACGTCTCAAATATGCGCCAGGTACCGTAGGGTACACGGGCTTTCCAGCACCCTCCACAGCCGAGAAGCTGGTACCTCTTGAGGCGAGCGTGGCCCGACTGTGAGGCGAATGATCCTCGTGTTCCTATGGCCTTGGACATGGTTCCCTCTCGTGTGCGTATGTAGTGGCTTCGGCTGTAGCAGTGCCGATCTGGCGGCAAGGGCTATTGAATTGGCCGCCTAACTTAGGACCCATAGCATGGGCGACTATGTGGGACCCAATAGCCCGACTCAAGATTTGTTAGCTTCTAGATCAGAGCCTTACTCTCCGTAATCATATCCCAGAATCCATGTTCACCAGAAACCCGATGCAGCGTCATTGCCAGCGACACACCCTCTACGCTCACTCCTTCGGAGTGCGTAGAGGTGTGTACGCATGACGCATACGCGCGTAGGCAGAACTTGATCAGAACTCTCGGAACTTCTCAAAGCCACTAAAGGCCTGACCTGCGGTTTTACCGCAGAACTTTGCCGGAACTTTACCTCAGAACTTGCTCAGAACTCTTAGAACTCGTGTCCCATACGGGACCCGTCTTAGCTAGCCCCCAAACTACCGCAGAACCCTCAAGATCCCCAAATTCACCCAGAACTCCTAGAACTCCCAGAACACCGATCACGAGGGGAACACAGCACCCGGATATATCAACCTATTCTCCCCTAAATTCACCCAGAACGGGACGGAACACCTAGAACACTCTTTTTGCCGGCACACAAAATCCACGTTCTCTGGTATGCCCCCGTGGGCTATTTGCACCATGCTATGCCTAAGAGCCGCTGTCACCCGCCTACTGGCACAAAACTCATCACTTGTCAAGCGGCATAGCATCATGTTACGATGACATGGCTAACTGTCACTGAGAGTGAGGAAGGGAAGCCATCACATGGCAGAGGTACTAACCCACTGGCCGGAGCTGCGTAAGAAGCGACCTGCCGCGTTCACTTACCCCTGGGCCCAGTGGATCGACCTGGATGAAAACGGCCACGGCGATATCTGGCTAGCGGAACAGGGGATCGACTTCCCCGAGACTTCCAGCGCGGTTCGATTCCGTGCCGCTCTGTACGACCGAGCACAGGTCCTCACGCGCCAGCGAAAGAAGAAGGCGCCTCTGGTCGTCAAACGTGTCCGAGTCAAGTCCACCGGCGAGGAGAAAGTCCGACGTGTCCCGGACTTCACCACCCTCAAGGTCAAGGTCAAGATGATCTCGGACAGCCAGGTCGCGTTCCAGTTCTACGAGGGTGACGAGCCACCGCCGGAGCCCCCTGTCCAGCGGGTAGCCATTCCCCGTCGCAAACCTGTCCACCGCGCCGTCACCCGCCGCACCATTGAAAAGAAACTGGTCTCCGTATAATGGCCCTCTCACAGTGGGACCGCGACTACATCGAGCATCTAATCCGACGTGAAGCGGAACAGGAGCGTAAGTTCCACGAGGAACAGGAAGAGCTATCCCGGAAGATGTTCATGGGGTGGGACCCCTTCTACTGGGACATCAGTGGGTGGCCCCACCCCCCGGGAATCCAACGCCATCACGAGATGATTGCCATCCAGTGTCCGGGATGCGGTTCTCGAATTGACTTGGACCTCAAGGGTGGAAGTTGTTACCCGGGTGGTCACACCGACCATAAGGTCAACTGTGAGTTTTTCCGCGGAGAACAGAGGCAATGGGTAGATGACTATGCGGACCTTCGCCACGACTGTCAGCGTGGAACAACCCGCCATGGCTATTCCCGCGTGCCTCTCCTCAGGTCTCCCACACCCTCGGAGAAAACTCTTCTCCAGATCCTCACTCAAGACCCCGAGCCTAGCTCCTGCTATCAGATAGCGGTAAGAATGCGGGACTATCAACTGGTGCGAGAGGTTATCGAAGTTCCCAGCTTTCGGTAATCCACATTCTCCATCCAAGTCTTCACGGCTCACTCACTCGACCGCTACTCTAACGCGGGACACGGACACGGCAAGGGGTTTCGGTGGCAGCTACATTCACTGAGGAACAGCGGGCAGACGAGGCAATCAAGTTCTTCCAGACCCTGTACGGCAAGAGGAAGGTATCACTAGCGCGGGCTACAATTCGGGACCGAGGTAAGACCACCCAGACCTTTGCCGAGAGCCCGGGTCGGTTTAAGCCTTGGTCCATGAGTCTTCGCGGCCACGTTCGCTCCATGCTCAAAAAGGCTGATCAGGGAGTGGAGATCTTCTATGCTCCCACTCCCATGTCAGGTACCAGGGGGCGTAAGCAAAGCCAAGCTCTTCCCAATAATGTGATGTATGGCGATGCCGACAACGGGCTCACAGTGGACGTTAAGGCTCGTCTCATTGAGCTTGGCGCTTGTCTCGTGCGATCAGGAGGTACAACCGAGGATGGCCACCCCAAGTACCATGTATACCTCCTACTAACTCACGAGATTGACGCGGCCGAGCTAAAAGAGCTTAACCGCGGTCTCATGGTATTCATTGACGGGGACAGTAAGTTCGACCCCACTACTCTCCTCCGCGTTCCCGGCACAAGGAATCACAAGTACGCCAAGGGGGGTCCCCAGTCATCCCCTGTTGTTCGTGTGGAGCGCTACGCGGATAAACGCCATGATCCCGCCGATATGACCTCTGAGTTCGGTGTGGGAGAGAGGTCAGTTTCAGCCAAGGGGATGTCCCCCGATGGTTATCCTCTTCCTGAGGTCCCCGAGTCATTCAACCACCTAGACAATAAGCCCGGGTATGCCCACGTCCGAAGAGTGGTTAAACTTTGGAATGGCAGGTGGGACGATCCCACCCAGCTTATCCAACGCCACAAGGCAGCCGCTGCCATTGTAGGAGAGTCTCTTACACAAGACCTGTCCATGGATGAGGCATACGCTTTCGCGTCCATGTGTGAGCCCCTGTTGGACAAACAGGAAGACGAGAACGGCTATAACATCCAGGCCGATGTAGCCAAGCAGTGGGCGGAGATGCCCATAAAGCGCAAGGTTAAAGAGAAGGTCACTCCCACCCCTAGTTCCACTCCGAGCCCGACACCGACTTCCGCAACATTCGCCGGCTCCCCCAAGCTAGACTCACGGTTCCCATTCCAGGTACCCAATCTGGATGAGCTCCTGTCCGGCGAATATGTGCCGTTGGAGCCTACACTCGTACCATGCGGCTCGTTCTTCCTTCTGTATGCGGGTAAGTCTCACAGCCTCGTGGCTGACCGAAGCGTCGGCAAAACCCTGATCGCCATTGCCATGGTTCAGCAGATTATGAAGGCTGGTGGCCGTGTGGCTTACTTCGACTTTGAGGACAGCCCCGATACATTCATCCGTGACCGTATGATGAACCAGTACGGCATTACCGCGGAACAGGTCAGGAACCAGTTCCTATACGTGGGTGGTTCGGTTGCCGAACTTGACGTGATGGAGGCCGACGAGGGTACCGCATACCTGGCTGAGCAGATCAAGGACTGGGACCTCGTCATCATTGACGGCGTGTCTGCATCCATGGGTGATCTGGACGGCGACTGGGACGGCAATAAGGACGTGGACTACAAGAAGTGGCACAAGATCATGGTCCAGCCCTTCCTGGATCAAGGTATCGCCACCCTCCAGCTTGACCACTCGACCAAGAATGCTGCCCGTGCCGGCGGTACCATGCAGAAAGGCGCCAAGCTCACTGGTGTGGAATACCAAGTCAGAGTCGATGGCCCCAATGGTTTCACCATCGGCCGTACAGGTAAGGTGATCATTGAGGCCGTAAAGGACCGCGTGGGTCGCATCTCCAAGCACCGACGTACCACACCACCCGTTGGTCATGACTCTAAGTCCGACTGGCCGTGGAACGATATTGCCACGTTCACCCTCACGTCAGACGGCGATGGCAAGATCACCCAAGCTGAGTTCGAGCCAATCAACTACAAGGACAGTGCCCCCGCCCAGAGCAATGTCCCGTATCAGCCCACACAGGCTGAAACCCATGTGATCAATACCCTTCAAAATTATGGCCAGCCCATCGCCAAGACTAACCTGGTTAAGCTGACCAAGAGAAACCGTCAAGACACTCTCCGCCTTATCGACAGCATGGTGGATCGAGGCTTGATTGGCATTCATCGAGAGGGGTCACGAGGTACTAAGCTCATTCCTATTGCCAATGCCCCCACCCCAACATCGAGCGACGGCCAAGCCGAACTAGACTTCTCCCAGGTTGATCGAAAGCCCAAGGCAGCTAAGCGGAGGCTAGACTGCCACAACTGTGGGGATCACCACTACTACCCAGAGGAGTTCGTCCAGGCCGACGATATCGGTTACCAGCCCAACCGGCGTACCTGTCGCTCGTGTGCAGACGAAGGGATCCCCCGAGACGGCGCAGAATGGGCCCGTGGGATCCGCGAGAGCATCGACCGCGACTCTGATACTGACGAGGGCAGTTGATCTCTCCTAACGCGCTCTCAGGGCTTTTCTCGCACTTCCGTAGTTGACCCGCACGCACCCACCAGTATAAGATCGAGTCATGTCACCGACACTGAGTACCCTCCTCCGTGACCCGGCTTACAAGGCGTACTTCCGTCGCCAGCCGGTGCTCCCGAAGAACCTGTACCACCCTGCGCCCTTCCGCGTCTGGGGCCTCCGCGTGGACGGTCGCTGGGCTGGCAAGGCTGTCCCGAGCTACCCCGAAGGGTTCGAGCTGGCCAAGAAGATGCTTCGCTCCGACTCATTCCAGGACGTGTCCATCTCATCTCGTGTCGTCGGGTTCAAGCCTCCGGAGAACCTTCGAGACGAGTACAGGGCCCGCGGCTATGACTGGTGCATCATGTGCCGGCGTCCCACACACTTCGCTCCCAAGCGCAAGCACCACGCGCTCCGCGACGACCTCCACCGCTACTTCTCGCACCAGCCTGTCTGTCCCTACTGCGGGATTCGTGAGGAGACCATGATTCACGGAAACGTCACCATCGGGAAAAACTAATCCACGTAAGGAGTCAGGCGACCGTGTCGAATATCGTACCGGTCCTCCATCTTCTGGGTCTTCCGCTCACCGCGGGAGTCCCGGAGGTGCTGGAGGCCATCAAAGCTCAGCAGCGGCAGATGGACACCCAGAAACGCAAAGCCGACGCCATGGAGGAAGCGTGGGCGACTGAGCACGCACGAGTCCAGCGGGCAGAGAACCCCGACAACTGGCGCGCCACCTGGGCGGGTGACCCCAGTACAGAGGACGTGGACACTACGGTACTGGATCACGGCAACCTCATCACTCTTGACCACGGTACCGGGCAGGTGCTCATGCACTTCCGCCCCTGCTGTCAGAACCTCCGCTGTGAGTGTACCCGACGTCAATTCCCCGGCGGGTACTGCGACTGCCACGAGAACGACGAGTGAGGACAGCAGACTTCCATGGCCAAGACGGTCTACCGCTTCAAGACAAGGCCCTACGCTCATCAGAAGGAGGCCCTTCGTAAGCTCATAAGCAACCGCTATGGCGGAGCATTGCTCATGGAGCCACGTACAGGTAAGACCAAAACCACCATCGACTATATGTCCATGCTCCACATGAAGCGTGGCGTACGTCGATTCCTCGTGGTTTGCCCGACACGAGTCATGGGCGTATGGGCCGAGGAGCTCCACAACCACTGCCCGTACATGGTCCAGACGATCATCTGGGACTCTCGCACGCGGCGCAAGATGCCTACGCTCCCGGACAGTCTCGGACCGTACGACATGCAGGTGGTGGTAATCAATTACGAGGCCTTTGCCACACCAGGCAGGAAGCTCCCGTCTGGTCGTCGCTCCAAGGCTACGGGGCGGTTCAAGACGAGGAAGACCCTGCTAGACTGGTCCAGCCTTGGGGGAGACCGCAAGAACGACCGTAACACCTGCATGATCCTGGACGAGTCGCACAAGATCAAGAGTCCATCTGGTAAGGCGGCCATGATGGTCGTGTCCATGCAGGGGTATTTTGGCTGGCGGGTGATCCTCACCGGCACGCCTGTCACCAAGGCCAAGAAGATCGCCGACCTCTACATGCAGTGGAAGTTCCTAAATCCCGCGCGTCTCCGTGAGCTGGGCATCCAGACCCATGCTGACATGCAGGACATGACGGGGAAGTGGATCGACCGCAATGGCTACCCACAGTTTGTGGGAACCAAGCGTCAAGGTCTGGACGCGGTCCATGCAGCGATTTTCAAGGACTCCTACGCCATCAAGCGGTCAGAGTGCTTTGACCTGCCGCCCCGCGAGAACATCCGCGAGTATGTACGGCTCAAGGGCGAGAGTGCGCGGGTGTACGACCAGCTAGCCGAGGAGATGGTCGCCAGACTGGAGAACGGCGAGATTACGGAGGCATCCATCGCTCTCGTCCTCGCTCTCCGTCTGTCACAGATCACAGGTGGCACGACCAAGACCACGGAAGGCAACATCGTCCGTGTCGGCAAAGAGAAGCTGGACGCTCTCAAACCCCATCTAGAGGACGCTCTGGACCGAGAGGAAAAGCTGGTCATCGCCGCACGGTTCAAGTCAGACATGGACGCTATCGCCAGCATGGCCTCACGTCTCGGCCTGAAGGTGTGGCAGATCCGCGGAGGCGTCAAGCGAGCGGAGTCCGACGAGGCAATCCGTGAGTTCCGCAAGCACGATGACGCCGGCGTGATGGTTGTCCAGCCGCAGGCCGCATCCCTCGGCATCGACCTGAGCACGGCGTCCAAGATGATCTGGTTTTCCCTCACCCCGTCATACGTGGACTTCACTCAGTGCTGCGACCGGATCGCCCTGTCCAGAAACTCAACCACGTTCGTGTTTCTCCTTGCCGCGGGTACGGTGGACGAACTCCTCATGGAGACCCTGGAGAATGATCACGATGTAGCACAGATGATCATCACATCGCCCGAGAAGCTTCTTAGGACCAAGTGATGCCCCTTATCGAGGAGGGACAACTCACCCTTGAATGTTCCGATTGCAAAGAGGAGTTGCCCATCGAGAGGTTCCGAATAGAGCACAAGGAGGCTTATCCGGACTGTAGTTACCGCAGCAAGCGGTGCGATCCTTGCCGACGTGCGTGGCGTATGGGTGCTGCGGACAGGAAAGCTCTTAACCTGGCCCGAGGTACCACGAGAGTAGTCAATCCCCGGGCCACGTTCTATGCCAGAGGTAGAGTATATGGTCTTACTCCTGACGCCCTGGATCAACTGGTTGTGGATTCATGCGGCCTCTGTGCCGTCTGCCTAAACCAGTTCGCTCGAATTAGGGAACCACAGATCGACCACTGTCACGCCACGAACGTGGTTAGGGAATTGCTGTGTCAGAAGTGCAATCTCCTAGTGGGAGCTATTGAGAATAGCCCTAAGGATCTCCGAGCTGCCGTTAGGTACATCAAGAAGCATCGAGCCGCAGAGAAGGGCGTATCGTCAACGACATGAGCACACGCAGCAATCGGCACGTAGTGGTAGAGGGACCTGACGGCGCGGGCAAGTCGACCGTTGTCAAGCACCTGTCCACGATCACCGACACTCCCGTGGCACGTCGTATCTCCGATTCCATCCGTGGCGTAAAGGGGAAGGATCTCCAGGCGTACGTCAACCAGGACATGGGCGAGTGGGCGAACTACGCGTCCGCCGACCCCCAGGTCAACCGGTCGACCTACTCCTCGTTCCACACCCACCGTTCGTCGCACATCTACGACCGTTACCCGCTCATCTCCGAGCCGATCTATGGTCTCCACGTGCGCAAGTCGCCGCAGCCGGCATTCCTCACCGGCTGGTATCGAGACAAGTGGCGGGAGTTCCTGGCCCATGACCCGCTCGTGATCTGGTGTCTCCCGCCGTACGACGAGGTAGCCAAGCATGTGCACCCGGACAGGGATATGGACGGCGTCTGGTCGAACCTATTGCCGCTGTACCGTGCGTACACGTTCGCGGCCCTCACGTTCCCCGGCAAGTCCATCGTGTACGATTACACCAGCGACGAGCCGGGTGGCATGTCCGAGCCTGGCGATATCGTCGCCGCCGTCTCCCGTCATTTCGAGCAGTGAGGACCAACATGACCAACCCCGACCCGATTGAGAACGCCCTCCGTGAGTTCTCCTGGGACAACTACGGCATGGACGGCGTCTCGTACGCACTGGACGCGGACCCCGACGCTCAGGAATGGGTGCCGGATCTCGCCAAGAAGATCCGCGGTGCCATCGCCGAACGCTCGGTCGACCCCACGCCGGCTTTCTCCCAGCGGATCGCTCTGGGCGCCTCTCAGGACCCGAACGAGGTTCGTACACCCTTCGACATGCTCCGGCAGGTGTTCGCGTCTCAGGACCACTTCCAGCGCCTCCTGGGGTACAACCGTGACGACATGACGGTGGAAGAGAGGGTCGAATACCTCAAGGGTCAGATCATGGCTCTCCAGGCAGAGACCGTCGAGGCTCTGGACGAGATGAGTTGGAAGCCGTGGACTCACGGCGAGAAGTTCGTCAACAGGGAGGCCATGGCGGGGGAGTTGGCGGACATCTTCTGCTTCCTCGTGAACATCGCCTGGGGTATCAGCCTCACCGCCGAGGACTTCTACACGTACCACCAGGAGAAGGCCCTCCGCAACATCAAGCGGCAGGAGGACAAGTACGACGGCGTCCAGGACAAGTGCCCCGGCTGTCGGCGTGATATCAACGACCTCAAGGCCAAGAACATTCCCGTTGGTACGCTCGGGGGTGTAGACTACTGCTCTCCGGAGTGCATCGTGAAGGTGAACCCCCACATGGACGGTTCACTCCAGAGTTCCATGTTCCACACCAACCAGGAGTCCTGAATCCATGGCGCATCTCTTCCAGTCCCCGACGGCCAATGACCTCATGCGGGACGTGACCACTCGCCTGGTCTACGGAGCCCACCCCGACGCCGCGGCCGACTTGCCCGCCGGTGAACAGCCTGTGGACATGGTCTCGTCCGTGGACACGCACCTCCTGAACGTCGTGGCCGAGGCCGACTCGTTCCAGTGGGGTTTCAATCTCAAGGACGCATGGCTGACCAAGGCCAGGTTCAACACCCTTATCCGCCAGTACATCGACCCTGTAGCCACGGAGAACTGGCTGGACACTGTCCAAGCCAAGCTCGGCAAGCGCAAGCGGGGCACTGCCGTCATGCGTACGAACCTCGTCCAGAAGCGCGGCAACACGAACCGGCCCAGCCGACAGTGGGGCTCCTGTATGCTGGCGATCTCGTTCCGCCGCGTACCTGTGCCCCAGATCACGCTGTACTCCAGGACCTCGTACTTCGGGTACATCGGATACCTGGACATGACCGCGGCTCACGTTCTCGCCAGGGAAGTCTCCAAGCGGGTCGGAGTCCCTGTCGAGGACATGAGGTTCGTGTGGCAGATCGAGGACGCCCAGTGGAGCTGGAAGTCCCTCTCGTACATGTTCCAGTCCGAGGAGCGTGCACAGCGCCTCTGGCGGGCGCGTGAGGAGCTAATGGACGACGAACAGGCCGACATCCTGTACGAGCGTCACCCGGGTCTGTTCGTCGCCGCTCTGTGGTTCGACCGCTTCCTCCTGGAAGACGAGGAAAACGTTAAGTACGGCGACATGACCTGGGGTGGCTGTGCGCGTGTGCGCCGGCGCTATCACACCGAGGTTCACGGCCCCCAGTTCGGCAAGAAGTGGGAGGGCTGGGATGGTGTGGGAAAGCTTCGCGGTCAGTCCAAGACCTTCCCGCCGCTGCCCTCGTGCCACTCGGACACCCTCGACCTGTCCGCCCTGCGGAAGCTCAAGAAGGAGCCGTCCGAGGAAGAGCGGGCGACCATGGCCAACTTCACTGAGGACGGGTGCGAATGCCTGTATGGAGACACGGGGGCCGAGGACGTATGACCATTCGAGAGAGCTGGCCGTCCGCTCGCTATGACTTTGCCATGCGTCTGTTGGCAGCGGATCCGGTCTACGTCGGCGAGTGGCAGTCACAGAAAGACGTGACCGGCGCCAACACCACATACGAGGTGCTTAACGCCTCGTTCCAGATGCCTATGCCCCAGACCGCGGAAGAGGCCGCTCGGGTCGTCGGCGCGAACCTCCCGTGGGCCGAGGATCACTTCCAGGAGCGTGTCGGGGGAAAGCCTCTCAACCCTCCGCCGTCGAATGCATGGTGGCCGTTCAATGTAGACGGCAACGCCCTGCACAAGGCAGAGGACAAGTTCTCCCACACCTACCCCGAGCGTTACTGGCCGAAGTTCGCCAACGTCGGTGAGACCCGGCCGAACGGCCGTCAGGTATTCGTTCCGCACAACGGGGTCCGATTCGAGTACGGCGACCTGGGTGACGTGGTGGATCTTCTCCAGCGCTCTCCGTACACGAGGCAGGCATATCTCCCCGTGTGGTTCCCGGAAGACACTGGCTCGGTCGACGGGCAGCGTGTGCCGTGCACTCTCGGCTATCAGTTCATCATTCGCGAGGGTGCAGCCGGCAAGCGTCTCCATATCATCTACAACATGAGGTCCTGTGACTTCATGCGCCACCTGGCGGATGACATCTACATGACCATCCGTCTGGCTCAGTGGGTGCGTGACCGTCTGCCGTCGGAGTACGACGACGACCCGGACAACCCGTTCGCCGGCATGACGCTCGGGACTCTGTACTTCCACGCCGGCTCGCTCCACATCTTCGAGCCGGACAGGCACGCCCTCGCGGTGATCGTGAAGGACATGACCTCGGCGTACACCAGCCGTCTCACCCAGTACGCCAGCGGCAACGGAGGTCCCACGACTGATGAAGCCTAACCGAGACACGACACTGATGGGTGTGGCACGCCTCTGGGCGGAACACTCCACGTGCTCTCGTCTGGCGGTAGGAGCGGTCATCTCTCGGGATGGCCGCTCCTTCTCGACCCACTCCAAGGACACCCGATGACAACTGAAACACCCGATTCCAAGGTTTGCCGCGGTTGCAGAAAGGTGCTGCCCTTTGATCAGTTCCACAGGGCAGCTAAATACCGCTCGGGTTTGGCTAGTCAGTGCAAGGCCTGCAAGGCAAAGCGTCAAAAGGCTCGTGGCCAACAGGCTCAACAACTGAGGCATAGGTACGGCATTGACTTGCCCGAATATGAGGCCCTGGCCCAAGCACAAGATCACAAATGTGCCATCTGCCTACAGCCGGAAACCCGTCGGCACAGGTTCGGCGATGAACCCAAGAGCTTGGCCGTGGACCACGACCACGGGACCGGCCGAGTAAGGGGGTTGTTGTGTGACAACTGCAACAACATGCTGGGCCGGGCAAAGGACAACCCCGACATCTTGAGAAGGGCGGCCGAGTACCTTGAGACCCCCCAGGGATGAAATCCTCATGGGCATGGCCCATTTGATTTCACAACGATCCACATGCTCCAGGCTAAACGTGGGAGCCGTCATTTCCCAAAACGGCCGAACAACCTCGATGGGCTACAACGGAGCACCCGCTGGCCTGCCTCATTGTGACCACGACGAGTGCACGTGCCGTTACGAGGGGGGACACCTCCTTGGTGGCGACCCGATGTGTCCCAAGCATGGGGCCTGCCGCACCGCGGTACATGCAGAGGCTAACGCCCTCGCGTTCGCCGCTAGGTTCGGACTAGGCACTGAAGGTGCAGAGCTTCACACCACCCACCAGCCATGTCTGACATGCGCCATGTCCATCATCAATGCGGGTATCATCCGCGTGGTATTTGAGAACCCGTACAGGGATAACGGGGGCCTTCTTCTTCTCCATCACGCCGACCTAACCGCAGAGAAGCTAGTACGGTGATCTCGTGACTTCTCCTCCCCTGAAACTCCTACCCGTCACGTCCAAAGTGCGGGACTCATCATGTGACCTGTGTGTCATGTCGTCGTCGGCGACCGCCAAGGACGTCTGTGTGACTGCTCAGGGCTCTATGAAGGCGACGCCTAAGTATCTGGTCGTCGGGAAGTTCCCGCCGTCCGAGGGAGCGTACAGGGAGCTCCGTACGTATCTCGAAGAAGTCGGGCTCAACCCGGATGAGGCGATCTTTACCGGCGCGGTCAAGTGTCGGACGTGGGATGCATCTCCCACACGCACCGTCGTGAAGGCGTGCGCTCCTTACCTGCACCGGGAGCTAGCTCTCCTGCCTGACACGGTGACTCACGTTCTCGTCATGGGTAACGAGGCTCTCCAGGCGACGCTCGGTAAGTCGGGGATCACCAAGTACCGGAGTAAGGAATACGACCTGCCGGCAGGACTCCGTACTCTCACGGCTATCCCCACGATCGCTCACACCGCGGTCAAGAGGAATCCAGGTCAGTATTCCGGCTTCATGGCGGACCTCAAGTTCTTTGCCGCCTCAGCAACCGGGGGTGATGCTGGTGGGGTCAAGCCGCCCAAGAAGATCCGGTACGTCCTCGACAAGCTGACTCTCCGTGCTCTCCGTACTGCGCTGGAGAATGCCGAGGTGGTCTCGTATGACATCGAGTCGGCCTCGGATCACCCCGGCTTCCTGGAGAAGGACCCGTCCTCGAAGATCGTGTCCATCGCGTTCACGATCATGTCCAAGGAGAGGAAGCTGTCCGTCTGGGCTCTCCCGCTGTACCACCCGGGATCACCGTGGCGGAACGTCTGGGAGCGTGTCCTAGACTTCATCCGAGACGCGTTCTCACGGGTACGGAAGTCGATTGCCCATAACGGCAAGTTCGACAACCGCTGGTTGCGTCAGTGGGGTGTGGAACGTTATCTCACCTTCGACACCATGCTGGCCGCTCATCTCCTGGACGAGAACCGGCGGAAGTCTCTCAAGGAACTAGCCCACATGGAACTGGGAGTTCCTAACTGGGCCATCGAGACCAAAGAGCTCCTAAAGACTCCCATCATGGAGGTCCTGGAATACAACGCCCTGGACACGTGGTACACGTACTGGCTCTACCGCAAGTTCCGTTCCCAGCTCAATGAACAACCGAGGCTCCGCCGCATCTTCCAGCGGTTCTACATGCCAGCAGCCAACGAGTTCACGGACATTGAGCGGCGCGGTGTCTGGATGGACCGCGAACGTCTCGTGACGAGGCACCAAGAAGCCAGGCGCCAACTGGCTGAGGTAGATGCCAAGATCATGGAATACGTGCCTGAGGATCAACCGTTCCGCACGTATCTCCGAGATGGTACCCTCAAGAACACTGGGATCAATTTCAACCCATCGAACTTTCTCCGGTGGCTTCTGTACGAACACCTGGAATTGCCTGTCTTCCGACGCGGCAAGGAGAAGGACGACGGTACCCCGGGTGACCCCTCTGTGGCTGAAGGCGTCATGATGGAACTGGCAGAGATCCATCCTGTTGCCCAGCTTCTTCTGGATCGTGTGAAGTGGAACAAATTCTGTTCCTCCTTCTTCGCGGCCTACCTGGAGCTCATTGACGACAACGACCGCATCCACACCACATTCAAGCTCCACGGCACAACCACTGGGCGTCTCTCGTCGGGCAAGGAGAATGACGGCGATAAGATCTCCGCTAAGAAGCAAATCCGCGGAATGAACGTCCAGCAGATCCCCCGAGACAAGTTCATCCGCGGTCTAGTCGGTGCACCCCCCGGTTCGTATTTCGTGGAGTTCGACTATTCCCAGGTTGAGCTCCGCGTGGCTGCCGAACTGTCCAAAGAGCCCACCATGATCCACTTGTACCAGACAGGCCAGGACATCCACATGGCTATGGCTATGCAGATGACCGGGAAGCCCGCGCATCTGGTCACGAAGGAAGAGCGGAAGAAAGCCAAGTCCGTGAACTTTGGCTTCCTCTATGGTATGCAGTGGAAGAAGTACATCCAGACGGCGTGGGAAAGCTACGGGCTCCGGGTCACCGAGGCAGAGGCCCAGGCATTCCGTCAAGCGTTCTTCCAGCAATTCCCGGAGCTTCTCGTCTGGCACCGCAAACAGCGGCAGCTAGTAGCTAAGTACGGGCGCGTAGAGAGCCCTCTCGGGCGCGTTCGTCACCTGCCTGACGTCTACTCGCCGGACCGTGAAGTGAAGTCCGAGGCAGAGCGTCAGGCGATTAACTCGCCGGTCCAGTCGTTCGCCTCTGACCTCATCCTGATATCCCTGGTGATTGCCCACAAGAAATTCCGAGAGATGGGACTCCAGGCTCGTGCCATCGGCACAGTCCATGACGCCATGATCATGGAAGTGCCGGCACATGAGATGTCCACCGTTCTCCCGATGGTCAAGGAGATCATGGATAATCCACCCCTAGAAGAGTGGTTCGGCATTCACATGTCCGTACCCCTCGTGGCAGACTGCAAGGTAGGAACTCACTGGGGCGACGCTATCGAACTAGAGGAGGCACAGACACTCAACTGGGACCCGAGCATCCTGACACAAGCCGCGTAACTCGCAACCGCAAACGAAGGGCTATGATCAAGTCATGACATCGACACCGTTCCACACCACTGGGCTTGTCTACGACGAGACCCGACAGAAGCCTGGCTGGTACCCAGCTCGTATCATCGGTCTCAAGGCTCGCCGCTCCCGGCACGGCAACCCCATGCCCACTGTGGAGTTCGAGACGCCGGCCACCGGTCACATCTACCCCCTGTGGTGCCCGCTCCCACCCGAGACGGCCAAGAGCTACGCCGACGACCTGGAGAAGTTCAACCAGGTTGCCCGTGCCTGCGACATGCCGGCTCTGACCTGGCACGAGGTCGTCAACACGATGCCGGTCCAGCGGATGCTCGGCTGCACCGTCGCCGTCCGTCTGGAGTCCGAGCATCACCAGGGCAAGTGGCGTTCCGTGATCAAGGAGGTCCGACCTCTGTTCGATTTCAAGGTCCGGATCACGTTTCCCACACCCGCCGAGCTTGACGGGGTGTCCGCGTGACTCTGGACATCTCTCAGGGCCTCGCCGGCAAGCACTTCCCGTTGGAAGTCGTCAGCCAGTCCATGGCCAAGACGTTCAAGCGGTGTCCGCTCCAGTTCAAGTACAAGTACCTAGACGAACTGTCGCCGCGGGTCTCGTCCAAGCCTCTGACACGAGGCAAGTGGTTCCACTCCCTGCTGGAGACGTACTACACTCCAGAGGACGAGCGAGGGGACGACTACCAGACGTGGGAGGAAGTGCATAAGCACATGTCCCACAAGTTCTCCCAGCTCTTTGACGAGGAGAAAGAGGAGCTGGGTGATCTCCCCCGGGAGATGCAACACCTCATGGAGTCCTACCTCTGGCACTACAGGAACGACGAGTCCTGGACCGTGCACGAGGTGGAGAAGACCATTGAGGTCCCGCTGCCATTTCTCTCGGGCGTGAATCTCAGGCTCCGCCTGGACATGCTCGTGGAGGATGAGTACGGCCTCTGGATCGTGGACCACAAGACCCACAAGACCATCCCCAAGACCACGGACCGCCTCCTCGACATCCAGTCTCCGCTGTACGTCTGGGCGGCACAGGAAGCGGGCATCCCGGTGTCCGGGTTCCAGTGGAACTACATCCGCACCAAGGCCCCGTCTGTCCCGAAGATGGCCTACGTGGGTACTCCAAGGCAGCGCCTCTCCAAGGCGGCCTGTGACACGGATTACCCGACGTTCCTCAAGACCATAAAGGAATACCGCAAGACCTATGGTCTCAAGGTGGACGAGGGGATCAAGCTCTGGGCCGACCGGCTCAAGGCTCAGCGGTACGACTACCACAGTGTCCAGACCTCAGAGTTCTTCCTCCGGGTTCGCCTGGAGCGAGACGAGGAGCAAATCCAGCGGGCTCTCCGTGAGCTTCACCACACCGCCAAGCGTATCGGCGATTACGACTTTGACCCAGACTGGGTGGAGCGTAATCAGGACCGCGGCTGTAACTTCATGTGCTCTTACCGGGACCTGTGTCTCGCGGAATACATGGGCGGTAACGCGGATCTAGTCCGCCGGAAGAACTACATCCAGCAGGATCCGTGGGCATATTACGAGGAGGGTAAGCCTGACGCTCCGGTGGAGTAACACACTCCACGCTCACTGTCAAGCGAAACCGCAAACACAGTGATAACCTCTATCCTATCAACACGACACGACAAGGAGATTCCTTTGGCAGTCTCAGCCAAGAAGGATTACGCGGCTATCGCCGCCGCGAAGATCCAGAAGCCGAGCGGCCAGAAGCGGATGCCTCAGGTTCTGGTCTACGCGAGGAACAAGAAGGGGAAGAGCACTTTCGGTGCCAGCGCCCCCGACGTCCTCATGATCGACCCGGAGAACGGCACCGATCACCTTCGGAAGGTTGACCCGGCTGTGTGGAAGGTCTCACAGTGGGAAGACCTGGAGGAGGTGTACCGCTTCCTCCGCCTCGGTACCCACAAGTACAAGTGGGTATGCGTGGACGGTATCACCCGTATCCACAACATGGCCCTCCGATTCGTGATGCAACAGCAGGAGGAACGAGACCTCGACCGTATTCCTGGGTTCGTCCAGCTCAAGGACTACGGCAAGGCCAACGAACTCCTCAAGGGGATGATGTTGAACTTCCAGGCCCTGGGAGTCGGCGTCGTCTACACCGTCCAAGAGCGGATGCAAGCGGTGGAGAACACCGCCGAAGAGGACGAGGACGCGGAGGAGTCGGACGTCATGTTCGTCCCTGACGTGTCCAAGGGAGCCCGTAGCGCCATCAATGCAATGGTGGACGTAATCGGTCGCCTCTACACCGTGCGGACCACCAAGACCGTCAAGCTCCGGAACGGCGGCACCAAGGAGAAGGAGTACGTCCAGCGCCGTCTGTGGCTGGGTGTGCACCCTCGGTACGACACCGGCTTCCGTTCAGACTACGAACTGCCGGATTTCCTCACTGACCCGACGGTCCCTCGTCTGGTCGAACTTCTCAACAGTGGAAAGGTCGCTAAGTAATGGCACAGCAGGAGACCCTAGACTTTTCTCAGGTACGGGACGCGGGTAACTTCAACCCCAAGCGCAAGACCGAGGGCGAATACCTCGGCACCATCGTGTCGTACGAGGACACCAAGTCCAAGTCCGGCAACAAGATGTGGGTCTACGGCATCCAGCTCAAGTCCGACCGCCGTGCCGTGTACCCCGTGTACTGCGTGCTGGACGTCAAGAGCCTGTGGAAGCTCCGTGACCTCCTGATGGCCTGCGGCAAGAAGGTCCCCAAGAAGCGGCTGTCCATCAAGGGCGACGTGATCATGGGCAAGGAGGTCGGCATCTTCCTGGAAGACGACGAGTACGAGGGCAAGCCCAAGTCCGTCATCACCTCATTCTTCCCCGCCGACGAGTACGAGGGCACCGACGCCGACGGCTCCAACGACGACTCGGACGAGGACGAGGAGGTCGAGGAGGAGGAGTACGAGGACGAGGCTCCCGCCGACGACGAGGACGACACCGACGAGGAGTCGGAAGACGACGAGGACGAGGAAGACGAGGAGGACGAGCCGGAGCCGGCACCCAAGAAGGCTCCTGCCAAGAAGTCTCCCGCGGCTCGCAAGGCCCCGGCCCGTGCCAAGAAGAAGGCCCCGCCGGCTGACGAGGACGACGACGAGATGGACGTGGAAGATCTCTGATCTCCCATTCCCCCAGGTCAGAGCGTTGACACCGGTAACCCGCTGGTGATACTCTCTTGATCGTGAGTCCTCACTCTCACGCCATAGGGCCCCGCATCATGTTCCCCTCGGTTCAGATGTGGGGCCCTCTGGTATCTAGACCGGAGCACTCATGCCCAACGTATTCCACTCGCCGGCGCTGAGAGAGGCACTGGGCTTGCCGGCAAGTCCCACACCCATCGACGCGAGAGCCGACGGAGAGACCATGAGCCAGCCGGAAGCGCGACTCGGGAGCGCCATCCGCCGTGCGTGTATCGAGCGGGGCGGCTTCGCTTTCAAGATCCATGGCGGACCGACCATGATGGCCGGCCTCCCAGACCTGATCTTCTGCTACCGCGGTCAGTTCGTCGCCCTCGAAGTGAAGATGCCAGAGGGTAAAGTCTCTGTGATCCAGAAGCGCCGCATCCGAGAGATCCGAGACGCTGGCGGTCGTGCGTACGTAGTGCGCTCCGTGAGCGCCGCTATGCGCGTTCTGGACGCCGTAGACAAGTCTCTTGACGCTCACCGCCCGGGAGACTCTGAGAGCGCCTGAGAACGCCGCACAGAGCTTTTCTGTCCCGAGTTTTGTATTACCCTGTTCCACGAGAAAGCCCCGTCTCCTCGATCACTCAAGGAGCGGGGCTCTCTGCTGTCTGCTGGTGTGGAACTTAGACTCCCATCATGCCGGGGTCGTGGTTGTGGTGCCAGTCCATCGGGTCGAGTTCGTGAGCCAGAGCGAGGTGACCCGCAGCCAGCTCCTTGTCGTGGAGACCCATCATCACCTTGTCGGCAGCCTCGTTCATCAGGTCACGGATGCACTGGGGGCACAGCGGGTCATCCTCGACGCTGTCCGGCGCGATAACCTCAACCCGACCGCAACGGGTGCACGGGACAGTGTTGGTGAGCTGGGCGTGAAGGTCGTCGGTCATGGCGGTGAGCTCCTTTGCTCTCGACTACACGGACGACGTTACGCCTGTCGTCGGAACGTGTCAAGCGCTGAGACCGAGGCGCTGTATGCCCGCCTAAGCGACTGACCCCCGCCGAGGATACCCGGGTATCTACGGGCCAGCTAGCGGCGCTTAGAAGCGAAAAGCTCTGTGCGCTCCTCTCGGCGCCTCTCAGACGCTCGCCGAAGAGAGACACGCGCGACGTACTGAGAGCTCCTTAGAAGCGCGTACAGGCGCCCTAACGCACGTATTGCGCGCTCTCGATCGCTCACACTCGCAGACATGCGAAAAGGCGCCCCTCTCGGGACGCCCTCTCTAATCGGGTCGAGTCACTCCGCGGCGGGCAGTTCGTCAACGATGGCGCAGCGGGTGAGCTGGGTGGACTTCATGCCCTCCCACTCCTTGTGCGCCTTCACGGAACCCTTGATCACGTAGCGGGCGCCGATCTCCTCGCCCAGGGTGTCGTTCGAGGCGAACCACTTAACGACGTTGCCCTCCTCTGTGATCATGGTGTAGAGGGTGGTGCTGCCGTAGTCGCTGTCCAGGTACTTGATGGCCTTGATTTCAACGGTCAGCGTCTCGCGGCTGCCCTTCACACCCGCTGCCTTGTCAGGCGCGGTACCGATGAACTCAGAGGCGGCGTACACGCTGGCCTCACGCTCACGGATCAACGTGCGCTCCAGGTGCTTGGCCCAAGCCTGCGGGGCAGAGGCGAGGAGGCCGATGTTGCGAGCGGAGACCATCTTGCCTGCGGCAACAGCCTTCATGTTCAGGACGTAGTCAGACGAGCCGGAGAAGTCGTCGGACAGGATGAACGCGAGAAGCTGGGCAGCCTTGTCGGCAGCCTCGTCGGCAAGCGGGGCGATCTTCGCGGCCCACTCGCGGTCGTGCTTGCTCTTGCTCGGCGAGAGGGCGGTCATAACGTCGCCCTTCGTGGTGTTGCCGTAAGAGCTGGCGGGCTTGAACCCTTCAAGCTTCACGCAGGCCCAGGCAACGGCGAGGACGGTCAGCGGGTTGTACTCACGCTCACCGGCTCCCCCGAAGAACGAACCCTCCTCGTCGTCGTCTCCGGACAGCTCGGGGAAGGCAATGGTCGTGTACTGCCCGGTGAAGTCCTTCAGGCAAGAGCTACCGACCTGGAGCATCTCGCCGGACTCCTGGTTGCGTACGACGTAGGTCACGAGGCGCTGGCGCGTAGTGCGGCAGTGGTCGCACCAGCCTTCGGTCACGGAGTCGCGGTTCACGCCCTCGACACCCGGGACGGAGCGCACGATCAGGCCAGCGTTCGCGTCCCAATCAAGCTTGGCGATGAACTCCCACCCGTTGTACGCGGGGGCGTTGCCGGTGATCTCGACCTTGTACTCGGTCCAGGTCTCGGTGATCTTGGTGAGTTCGTTGGTCTCGGTGACCTCGACCTCTTCGACGCTCATGGACAGCGTGCCGGCGAGGCCCTTACGCTCGGCGCGGGCGTTGATCTTGTTCAGCTTCTCCTGGGTGGCGAGGAGCTGGAAGTGGTCGATGCGAGCGCTCATGGCGATCTCGCGGACGGTCACGTCGGTGACAGCCTGGATGGTGTGGGACGGGGTGACGGGCGTCTGGATCTCGGTGGCGAGCGGCTTAACAACGGGAGCGGAGACACCCTTCGCGGCGGCCTTGCGGCACGCGGCACGCGCGCTCTTGGTCTTCGGGTGGGTGCAGTTCGCGTGGGCGCTCATGTCGGGCTCCTCGTCTCGTCGTGTTCTCTCTTGAGAGAAGCTTACCAAGTGAAACCGCACGATGCAAGGCGGGAGCGAAAGTCGTGTGCGCCCATCTCACGGCGCTATCCGTGCCCGAGGAATGCCGGGTATCCGCCCCTCCCGATCAAGCGTCACACGCCCGTACAGAGCCTTGGGCCGTACCACACCCAACGTGTGTGCCGGCAAGCTAGCCCGTCCACGAGAAAGGGCCCCGTAGGGCCCCTCTCTGCTACTCTCTCGCCCCCTCTCAGTCGGCGAGGCGGATGTTCCCCGTCAGGTAGTCGCTGGACGAGTACAGCGCGCGCTGGACGGCGCTCTCGGCGTTGGGGTCGATCTGGAAGGCGATGCGCCACAGGCGCTTGCCGGGCTGGCTCTTGCTGTCCTGGACATAGTCAAGCTGGCCGGTGATCTCGCGGAGGACAACACCCTCGGGCAGACGGTGGTCGTCGTACTTGGCCCACCCGGTGACCTTCGTGCCGGCTCGCATCGCAGCGGACAGCTCCTCGTCGGTCAGGGGGGTGAAGCCGGCGATGGTGCTACGGATCTTGCGGCAGTTGGCACGGGCCTTCTTCGTGCTCTGGTGGTCACACGCGGCGTGCGAGGTGCCGGCCTTCAGGTACTGCGAGAGGGTCAGGGGGGTCTCGGTGACGGTGGTCTCGGGGGCGGTGTTCTCAGTCATTGTGTGCTCCTCGTGTTGTCGTTGGCACGACTCTAGCATGCCCGTGGCGGTCGTCCAAGGGGTGAATTCAGGGGCGCATGTCGTCGGCGAGGATCTCCCACTCGCCCATCAGGCGGGCGGTCTCGTGGACGAGACGAACGGCGAGGGCAGGGTTCCAGTCGGCGAGGCGGTACCCGTGCTCCTGGGCGACCTCGTCAAGGGTGATGCGGTGGATCATGTTCACGCAACCCTCGGCGCGGGCACGACGGACGAACACGAAGGTGTGGTTAACGATCGTGGCGGTGGTCTCCTTCACACGCTCACGCCGGCAAGCGGAGCGGGCGGCCTTCGTGGCCTCGTGCTGGCAGCGGCTGTGGTCGGTGGTCTTGCGTGTCGTCGTCATGTGACGACCATACACCCTGCCGGCGGTCCCGCGCAAGGGGAGCCCAGAGGCCGTGTGTGCCCGTCTAACGATGGCAGCGGCACGGAGGTATGCCGGGTATCCTCTGTCCCGCGTCGGCTCTCAGAAGCCGGCTCAGCCACCGAGAAACCCGCTTGCGCGGGTTCTCTGCTGGGTGCGGCTCAGTGGCGGACAGCGGCGATGATCTCTTCCACGTCCTTCGTGTTGTCGTAGTACCCTTCGATCAGGGCGGAGTCAATGGCTCCCAGACCGAAGATGATCTCATCGGCGTCGGCGCTGTTGTCGTAGTACGAGGCGACGAGGGCGGCGATCTTCGTGGCGGTCTCAGTGGCACGAGCCTTGCGAGCGGCGCGGCACTTGGCGCGGGCGGTCTTGGTAGCGGGGTGGAGGCAGTCGCTGTGGTTCGTGTTCGTCTTCATGTGAGAACAGTACCACGGCCCCACCGGCGAGTGCAAGGGCACAACGCGAGAAAGGGCCTCTCCCCTTTCGAGAAAGACCCTCGCTCTTATGTGGATTCAGGCTGTCAGGCCTCGACAGTCTCCGCGTAGGTGCAGGAGATGGTGGTGCGCTTGGTCTTGCCCTCGTCGTTCACGTAGTTGATCCACTGCTTACCCCACCCGGAGATCTTGACGCCGGTGGCGACCTCGGACTCCTCGTCGTCGGTCAGGCGAACAGCGATGCGGACGGGGGTCTCGCGGAACTCCCTCCAGTTCTCAGCGGTAACGCGCACCGGCTCGAACACGGGGGCGGGAGTCTCGATGGTGGTAACACCCTCGGCGGCAACGGTGGAGAGCATGTCGGCGAACTTGGCGCGGCTCCGACGGCACTGGGCACGGGCGGCCTTCGTGCTGACGTGCTCGCAGTTCGCGTGGCTCTGGATCTTGGACATTCTGTGCTCCTCGGTTCGTGTCGTTCTTGCTTACAGGGATAACACTACGCACTCAGCGCCGGGCCGTCAAGGCCAGCTCACGGTTTCTTTCAAGATTCTTTAGGTTGCCACAATCCCTGCTACAGAAAGGCTCTGTGCGCTCGCCAGTGAGCCGGCACCCTCTCCCCGGAGGTACCGGCTCGGCTGACCCTGCTAAGCGCTTACGCGCCGGCGTGAGGGTTGAGAAGGCGCTCCATGAGCCGGTTGGTCAGCTCACGCGCCACCTCCTGCTCGGTGACGGCGTAGACACGAGACGCGGCAGCGTGGAGCTCCGCTACGTCCCACACCTCCCCGAACTTCTGATCCATCGTGGCGTCGGAGAACTCCTTGACCACTGCCGTCATCGGCTCGTGGATCAAGGGGACCAGCTCGGTGATCAGTTCATCTAGGCGGCGGGATTGATCGGCAGAGAACATGGCACACTCCCTTGTGTACGTTCGGTTCCTACTCGACTACAGTACCGCGGTGAGAGACAGATCACAAGGGGGCGCACAGGGGGCGCACGGAGCACGAGGGGCGCACGCACACACGGCCGTCTGACGGCCTCAGTGTCCGCGGTGGGTACCCGGCATACCTCCGCCTCGTTCAGGCTCTCAGAAGCCCGTACAGGCTTGATCGGCAGATCTCAATATGGCAACGTTGCCAGCTCCCAAACGAGGAAGCCCCTCCCTCTTTCGAGGTCGGGGCCTTCCCTAACAGTTTGGTTACTCGGCGGCGCGGGCCTTGCGGCAGATCGCGCGGTCCTTCTTGGTCTTCGGGTGCTTGCACGCTGCGTGGCTGGTGTGGGACTTGGCGATCCCGTTGGAGTGACCCTTCGCCGGCGGCGTGGTCTCAGGGTCGGGGGCACCCTGGCAGATCAGGCAGTCATCCTGGGCACCCTCGGTCTCGTGGCTCTCGTCACTGTGGGTGTTCTCGTGACCCTGGTAGTCGTAGCAGGCTTCGCAGATGTTGCCCTCAAGCAGGTCGGAGGAGACGGGGCGGAAGGTGCAGTAGGTGCAAAGCTTGCGAGCCATTTGGATCACTCTCTCTGGTTGGTGTTGCTCTGTGCTGATAGATAGAACATTACACGGGTCCAGTGGCTAGCGCAAGGCCTGGCAACGTTGTCATTGAAAAAATCTTGAGGAGGCCTGTACGGCGATCTGACGCCGGCAGCCTCTCGCCGGTATGCCGGGTATCCGGCGGCACCGCTGGGCTCTTAGGCGGGCTCTCAGAGCCTCGCTCATGCGAGTGCCCCCGCCCTCTCACGAGGACGGAGGCTCTCTGATCGGTCAGGCGTTACGCTGGCGACGGCACGCGGCTCGTGCGCTCTTGGTCGCGGCGTGATCACACTCGGCGTGAGCGCCACGCACACCCACGACCTTCATCTCCTTGACGACAGGTGCGGCAGCGGCCTTCTTGGCGGTCTTCTTCGCAGCCGGCGACGCCTTGTCCAGAGCCTCCGTGCAGCGGCTCTCGGGGTGGATCTGACGCTGGCGGGCGTCAAGCTCCCAGCCTCCCGTGATCTCGAAGCCACAGAGGCCACAGAGGGGGTTGCAGCGGTAGCAACGGCCGTTCTCGTCAACCTCGCACACGGTGTCGAGGCAACAAGTGGTCTCGCCGTCCTCGTCGGTCTCGGGGTCGATGGTCTGGCAGGTGGTGCAGTGCTTGGACATCGGGTCGAACATCTGAGGCTCCTTGCTCGCTCGGTCTTGCTTACGAGTAGAACACTACGGCATACGTGGGACCGTGTCAAGGACGTGAGCGAGAATCTTCCACACAAGCCTGTGACGTCCGAAAACCCCGTCTCACTAGTGAGAGCGGGGTTCTCTGCCAGGGTCAATATGTCAGTATGAGCAGTTCTCGCAGGTCCCGTCCTCCTCCAGGTGCGTCTCACAGGTCGAGCAGAAGTGGATCTCATCGCGGCAGATCTCGATCGGGCAGCCGACCAGACCCTCAAGTGACATTTCGATCTCGAAGTCCATTGTCTTCTCCCTTGTTTCGCTCTCTCTTGCTTACATGGACTACTTTACGCGACTGACCCGGGGCCGTCAAGGCAGATCAGTGGTTTTCTTCAAGATTCTTTTGGAAGCTCTGTGTGCCCGTCTAAGCGCCTGTCAGACACTCGCCGGCAGTCTCGTACGCTCACGCGCTCTCGTGCTCTCACATCGCCGTCTAGGACGTCTCAGGCGCGTCTCTAGGGCTCTCGCACTCACGACACGCAGACTTGTGCCGGCTCAGACATGCGAAAGCCCGAGAGACTGTCTTAGCTCTCTCGGGCTCTCTAATCGTGCTGGGCAGTTCAGTTGGTCAGGCGGACGCTGTCCTCCTCGATCAGGTCGGCAACGGGGCGACGGACGGTCTTGCCGTCCTCGTTCTTGAACTGGATGTTCCGCTCGCTCCAGCCGGTCAGCTCGGTGGCGATCACGTCGCCGTCGGTGAAGCGGAGCGTAACGCCGCGGCCCTTGTACTCCTTCCAGTTCTCGCGGTGCAGGACGAGGGCGTTGACGGAGATGTGAACGCGGTGCGGAGCCGGCATGAGCATCTTCGGGCCGTTCATCGCAGCCTCAACGGCGGCAAGAATCGGGTTGGCGATCTCGACGGTGGTCGCCTTCTTCATTGCGCGGCGGCAGGCAGCGCGGGCAACCTTGGTGGAGGGGTGCTGGCAGGCGGCGTGAGAGAAGCGGGCCATTTGGATCATTCCTTCGGTTGGTGTTGCGCTCTGTTGTGCTGACATGGATAACACTACGGCACTCCGCGTGCTCCGTCAAGGCGAGAACGAGGTTTTCTCCAAGATCTTTTAGAAACCTCTCTGTGGCCTTCTAAGCGCCTCAGCCCGTGCCTCGGTATGCCGGGTATCCTCTGTCCCGCGTCGTCCGCGAGAGAGCCGCACAGGGCCTCGTTCCATACGAGTGCCCTCACCCTCTTTCGAGGGCAAGGGCTCTCTTCTCTCAGTCTCAGAAGATCCAGTTCCAGATCTTGACGTGCACGGACTTGATCATGTCCCAGACGACGGAGAACACGGCGGCAACCCCGTCAAACCCGAGAATGGTGATCGTGGTCAGGATAACGGCGATCACGAGAATGATCATCGCACCCGAGAACCCGTCTGTGTCGCGCTGGGGGTGGTTCATCATCAGAGACTCCCTGCCTCGTTGTTTCTTGCTTACGAAGTAAGCTTACCACGCGCCCCGCGCTACATGCAAGGGCGAGAGCTGAATTTCTCAACTCTCGCCCTCGCTCACGTCATCGGATCACTGGTGCTTGGTCGGCGTGATCTTCGCGTCGGGGTGCTCACGCTTGATCTCGTCGGCGCTCACGGCGCTGTACGTCTGGAGAGTGACAGGCTTGCCGCTCTCGTCCTTGTACGTCACGACGTGCGTGGGACGGTCGATGGACGGCGTACGATCGCTGCCGCTCTCGTCACCCTCGCTCTTGCGTCCCTTGATCTTGTCCCAGAGTCCCATTAGATCCCTCTCGTCGTTGTTCTTGCTTACGGAGTAAGCTTACCACTCTGCTCCGCGTCATGCAAGGTGGCACGCCGATGAATCCTACGCGGATCTGAGAGCCGCTAGCTAGCCGCACTATACCCGGGTATCCGTCGTCCGTCATCGGCTCGCACACGGGCACACAGAGCCTCGTCCATACGAGGAGGCCCCCGCTCGAAGCCGCAAATGGGGGCCTATAATAGATCTCATGCCCATTGGTGTGCCATGTACTAATCCTGACCATCATCGGAAAAGCAAAAGAGGGAGGTGCCTTGACTGTAGGTATCTACGCATGAAGCCGCGCAATCACTACGGGGACTATGTCAAGGGTGCCAAGTGTGAAGTATGCGGTTCAACCGAGAACTTGGGCGTGGATCACGATCACTCGTGCTGCCCCCGTAACGGACGCTCCCGGTCTTGCGGTGAGTGTGTGAGGGGGACACTATGCCAGAGCTGTAACATGGCTCTGACCTATGATGTCACCCCGGAGATCCTGAGAGCACTAGCGGACTATCTGGAGAAATACGAGAGCGGCACTACTCCCGAGTAGTGCCGCCCCCTCTTCTTGCCGGCTTCGCTTAGCCCTTGTTGTTGATCTTCTTCATGTGGTCGAGGATCGTGTTGGTGATCAAGGTCTCGGCGGCGTTGTAGATCTTGAGGGCGTCGTGGCTGTCGTGATCTTCCACACCCTTCTCGTCGCAACGCGCGATGGCGATGGCATCCGCGTAGTCGGCGATCTCGGCGGAGATGGCGTCGATCATCTGATGGGCGATGGCTTCGAGGTTCGCCTCCTTCATGATGTTGTGGATCTTGAGCTGCATGGCGTCCATCGTGCTCTCCCCTCAGGCCCGTCTCTCGGGCTCACGTCTACGACTATACACGGTGCCGGCTCTCGTGACAAGGACGCGCCGGCTCAACCGCCGAGAGAGGGAGTCTCGTGATGCTGTGAGACTCCCTCTCTCTACTCAGTCACCCAAGATCGCCGGCGTTGTACGTAGGCTCTTCGCCGGTCTCGTGGACGTGAAGCTCTTCCGCGTATGCAGCTTCGAGCTTGTCAAGGATCATGCGAAAGATCACGAGTTCAGCGCCTCGCTTAGCCTTCGGGTCCTTGATGTCAGCAGTAACCTTCTCTGCCTCTCGCTCGATGAAGTTCTCCGCGATGCTTGCCGCACCTTCAGCGCCGATCACGTTGATCATGTGATCGAAAGCCTGTCGCGCTTCATCCGTCGTGAGCCTGTTAATGCTCTCGCTCATGTGACTTCCCTCTGTTGAGTTAACAATCGCCTTGCTCTGTGAGCCGGTCTCGCTTGCTCACGAGAAGAACACTAGCCGGCTACAGCCGGCTTGTCAACACGTTCACGAGAGAAGTTGAGAAAGCTCTGTGCGTACGTCTGAAGCTCTCTCGCGTCGCTCTCGTCTCTCAGCACGTACGCGCTCTGTGAAGCGCTCACAGACGCTCTCACACGCGCTCTCGCGTCGCTCTGCTGTCTCTGCTCTGTGTCGAGAACGCGCACGTCAGAGCACGTCTCAAAAGATCTTGAAACTTTTCCTCGCTACTTCCTTGCATCGTAGCGAGGAAGCGCGTAGTGTCTTACTCAGCAGCACAGAACGACGCAAGACACGCAAGACAGTACAACTGATCTTTGACAACTCAACAGAGTGTGAATCGCAAGAAACGACACACAACAACAGGAGTCAGACAATGACGACTAAGCGTTTCTCTCACGCGAACTGTGCTCACGCTTCCTCGAAGGTAGCGCGTGCGAAGTGCCGGCGTGATCGTGCGAAGTTCGCTCAGATCCTCTCAGACGAGATCTTGAACCACGAGATCGAGACTCAGGAGATCATCCCGAACCCGATCATGGATGAAGTGAGCGCCATGATCAACGGCCCGAAGATGCTGGAGATGGGCAAGAAGGGTCGGGACACGCTTCGCAAGCGTGCCGCGCGTGCCAAGAAGTAACTAGTAGAGAAGCCCTGAGAGCTAACACAGTCTCAGGGCTTCTCGGCGTTCTCTGACGCTCTCGCGTATGCGACTCGACACAGAGCACACGAGACGCGCGTTAGGCGATTACACGCGCTCTCAGGAGCTCTCACATACGTAAGAGAGCGAGAGACATACACGCTCTGTCTCTCGCTCCCTATCACGCGCTCACGTCATTCTCAGACGTTGATACCCGGGATCCCGCTCCAGTGCTCGCTCTCGATGCCGACGGCACTCGGGTCTACTTGCCAGTAACCCTCGCAGCCGATCACCACGACCAGCTCACCCCGGGCAGCGTCGAACAGGATCCAGTGATCGGCAGCGCCGAAGTCTTCCCCGATCACTCCCTCGCACTCCGTGCACTTCGTGGTGGTCAGGATCTCGTTCGTCCCGCTCTTGAGCGCGTCATCCACCACGCTCAAGTAAATGAGTGTACGGGCGTCTCCCATGTTCTCTCCCTCGTGTTCTGTACGGGCTTACAACGAGAACACTACGCCCCGCGCTACACCATGTCAAGGACGCCGGCACAGCCACCAAAAAACCCCCGAGACACGGCCGATCTAGCGACTCTTGGTCTCAGGGGCTTCTGGCGTGGCTGTCTGGCATCTGGCTAAGGAGACGACAACTCCCCCACACTCACAACGGGCGCGGCTGTAGCACTAACTGCCCCAGGCATTACCACGCGACCTAACTAACGTGGCACCACTTACTTAAAGGCTCGGCGGGTTGGGCAAGGACGCCCAGATAGCATGTGGAAGCGATCTCCCCTACCCACCGAACCTAGTCCCGCCAACTGGACTTGAACCAGTGACCTCGGCTTTATCAGAGCCGCGCTCTTACCAACTGAGCTACGTAAGCAGGTGTCGCCCCTAGGTCTCCATTTATTCCCCGGCTGGGGAGACTCCACGCAGTGCCGGGCCAGATGTTCCCGATGTCAGGGCGACTGGGGAACCAACGCGTACCCACGGAGGGATTTGAACCCCCAACCTTTCGGACCTAAACCGAACGCCTCTCCCAATTGGGCTACGCGGGCTTAAACAATATCTCGCTATGGAGTTCTCAATGAACGGGGCTTCCTTAGCCCCCTCCCCACATGGACGATACGGGGAGGGGACCGGCAAGGAGCGTCAGGTTCGGACTGACAAGAAGAACAGTACAGACCGTCACGAGAGTCTGTCAACCCTCTACTTTCTTAGTGCGGGTTACGGGCTGCCGCTTAGCCTTCCAGGACTTGAACCCCTTGATCGCCGCGGCCTCGTCTCGGTCGCTGAACATGTACCGCTTGCCCGTGCCAGGGTTGTTCCACGAGGGCACCGCTCGCAAGAAGCGACGGAACTCCTTCGGGTCCAGGTCGTTGTCTCGGGCTACCTGCGCTCCACTCTTTGCCATGACTCGCTCCCTCGGTTTACGAGGGGTGTGGAAGAGTCACGTCCCACACCCCCCTGATAGATGCTCAGTGCGTGGCGTTCCAGGCTGCCACGATCTTCTTTACGTCCTCTGCGGTGAAGACGTAAGAGCCTCCGGCGCTCTGCTGGAAGTTGCGACCTACGGCCCACTTACGAAGCCACGCACGGAAGTTCTTTGCCGGCACACCCATCGCGGCTGCGACCTCAGGCGCTGAGAACGTCTTAGGAGCGCTCTCGTCAGTCGATGCGAGAGTCTGTGCCGGCGCTGCCTGCGAGGCGCTTACAGGAGCGCTCACGCGCTTCTCGGGCATACTCACGACGACCGGAGCGACTGTGTCAACGAACGTGATAGCCGCGGCGGCGATCCTCTCGTCTTTCGGCAGGTAAGAGAGGCCCTTCCAGCACGGCGGGCAGTAGTAGAAACGGCCACCCGTGGGAGCCTTCGGCTTGCGGTGCTTGGAGTAGCGCTTCCCGCACGAGTGCTCGGCGACCCAGCGGCCTTCGGGCATGTCAGCCTCAGTGCACGGCTTGGGATCCACCACGCCCAACTGGATCGCGACTGCCTGCCACTCGGGACCGTGCTTGGCTCCCGGCGTCAGGGCGTGGGCAATCTCGTGCCGGCACGTCTGCTCCACGTGCTCACGGTCGTGGCGGTCGACGTACGCGACGGACAGGAGGAGTTCCTTAGGGCCGTACTTGCACAGGCCCAGGGTCCTCATGCGATTCATCCAAGCGAACCGCCATCCCTGCTCCCACAGACCGTACTCCTTGATTAGGTGGGTCATCATCTGTGCGGCTTCTTCTCTATTCATGTCTCCGACTCTATACCTCGTGGTGCCGCACTGTCAACCCGCACGCATCAAGGAGTTTCCAGCGAAAAGCCCCGGGAGTGTGACGGCTCCCGGGGCCTCTCTACTCCCGACACTACGGCCGGCAGACCAACTTGCCGATCGGCTCGTGGCCCGTGGCGATGCGCACGTTCCGACGCGCGACCTGGGCGAGAGCGGCCAGCGTCTCCGTCTCGGAGAACCACTGGTTCTTGAAGACCAGCCACTCGGCCGGCGGACGGTGGGGGTTGTCGGCGCTCCACGCCTCGTCGGGCGTGTTGATCGCGGCCCACTGGTCGGGGGTGCAGTCCTCGCCGCTCAGGTGCTCAGCCATGCGACGCTCCGCCTGGTCACGGAGCCACCAGAGCATCTCCAGGTTGCCGGACTTACGCCCGAAGGCCTTGGTCACGCGGACGGTCTCGACAATCTCCACGGCATCTCCTCGTGTCGTCGGTCTTACTGACAGGGCTAACGTTACTCTTCCACACCTACCCGTGTCAACACGTCTCGGGAAGTTTCTCAAGCCGCCAAAGAACCCCTGCACCATCGGTACAGGGGCTCCCTGGGAGGGGTTCACGCCGGCGGCATGAATTACTCGTCGTCGTCCGAGTCATCCTCGGCGACGTCCGTGGCCTTCTTGCGCGCCGGGGCCTTGCGACGGCTCGTGGTCGTCTTGCGCGCGGCCGGCTTACGAGCGGGCTTCTTCGGGGCCGGGGCCTCCTCGACCTCGGCCTCCTCCAGCTCCTCGTCGTCCGCGTCGTCCGCGTCATCCTCGTCGGCGGACTCCGACTCGGCCTCCGCAGCCAGGCGCTCCTTCTCGGCCTTCTTCGCCGCGCGCTTGGCCTCCGCGGTCTCCTTGAGCTTGTCCAGGGCCAGCTTCTGGGCCTCGTCGATCTCGCCGGCCTTGACCCGCTTGATGATGGCGACCACCTTCGGGTCGTCCACGCCGGTGAAGGAGTAGCGCTTGCCGTCCGCAGCCTCGCCCGGCAGCTCGCCGGCGGCCTTCATCTTGCGGAGCAGGACACGCAGGCCGCGGCCGTCGTAGCGCTTGCCGGTCTCCTTCTCGATGTGGTCCAGGAGCTCGGCGGTGCCGAACGCCACGTCATTGGCCTTCTTCGCCGGCTTCTTGGCAGCGGCCTTCTTGGCGCCGCGCTTGCCCTTGGCCTTCGGGGCCTCGTCCTCTTCCACCTCGTCCTCGTCGGCGTCCTCGACCTCGTCCAGCTCCAGGTCGTCCAGGTCGTCGCCGGTGCCGGCGATCTCGTTGTCGTCGTCCTCGACCTCGACGCCGTCCTCATCCTCTTCCAGCTCGAACTCCTCGACCTCTTCCTCAGCGGCCTTGGACTTCGCTCGGGTGCGAGTTGCCATGGTGTGTTCCCCTCTCACGGGTAATACGTAGTTGGATGTTCGAGTCGTGGTGACCTCGTTTGTTGCGACGGAGACAACATTACTTCCTCTCGGCCGATGTGTCAAACCCTTCATTCCCACTCCCGCCGTGGACTGTTCGTGTCGTCCTACTCGCGTGCGCGCGTTCGTTATATGCCCGTACGCGCCTGTGATGATCTTGTTTCCCAGCTCTAAATGTGGGTGTGATCTGAGTCACGTTTTGATGATCAACTCCTGTCGTTCTCCACCTGGATGCTCCAGTCTCGCACTTGACAGAGACGTTATGCTGTACTTCGTATCGCCTCGCGACGAAGCGGCTCCGCCGCCGACGAGAGCGCGACGCCCGCAGGGCGCAGCATAACGATCCTCTGCAAGGCGACTTACCGATCATGAAACCTGCTGATCAGGACGTTACGCTCACAGACAGTGACGAGATCGTATCGTTCTCAAGATCAGAACACTTCAGAACACAAGCGAAAAACAAGCGCTTGACGTGCAGGAACATTGGTTCTGTCCCCAAATGTCTGAATTACTCTCGGTGATCTAGCGCTCTTCCCTTCACAGACTGTTACTGTGGGCCGACGTCTGATATACTCGTGCCGATAGGCCGTGACAACGAGTGAGGACCACATGGAACAGAAACCGCCGGGGAGGCTCGTTCTCCTGTACTTCGGGGACGAGGACAGGGCCCAAGAGTTCTTCACGAACAACCCGGACGCCCGCGTCGTCGGGATGTATGAAGACCCGAAAGGCAAGGAGTGCCGTTGCCGCTCCCAGAAGACCGCTAGGAACAAGGACTTTGGTTGGGGCCCCCAACATGAGTTCTGGGGCTGGCAGCGTCACTCCATGTGCAGCCGCGCCGGCGTCTGGTGGCGTCGGAACTACGGCCGCCGTCTGTTTCTCGCCCTCGGCGTGAACTTGCTGGGCGAGAAGGCACCCAAGATCTTCCAGTCCCCACAGGGCTGGGGCCACCCCAATTACGAGCCGAAAGACGGGGAAATCTGATGGCTGACGGCACTTACATCCTGTTTGAGGGTATCGGTACTCTCACGGTGAACGAGAAGCCCCAGAACCATCCCGACTTCTCCAAGGTCGAACTTCACGAGGTCACGGACTATGATGTCTGTGTCAAGGTCTGGGCCGAGACTCTGGGCAACTTCATCCGCTGGTATGGCACCATCGAGGCCCTGGGAGAGCTGCCCAAGAACCTCTCAGGCGACTACACACTCCGGCTGTCAGACGACAGGGTGGGTGTGGTACGTGTGCTCGGCCCGTTCATGGATGACCGATACCAGTTCCAAGGCCAAGATCTCCCGCCGGGCTTCCTCAACTTCGTGGAGCCCACGGACTTGGTCAGCGTGGAACTCACATCTTCCACACCAACCTGGCGTGTTTGGTTGTCCCGCGCATTCGGTCTCGTGTCCATCGTGTCGATATTCGCGGCCGTCTGGGTGGACAGCTATCGGGGAGAGCTGGTCTATACCGGCTGTATCTCCATGCTCCTGGCCCTCGGCTTCACGCCGACTCGCCCTAAGTCCCTGCCGGAGGTGCCCCTTGACTGCCCACACCAGTGAACCCCTCAAGGTCTGTTTCCAGTTCGTCACCAAGGGCGGCGCGGTGATGGACACGGAGCCTGAAGAGTTCCCGAACATCCAGGCCGCCACCAAGCGGGCCCAGGAATGGATGGAGCTCAAGGGACGGGTCCTAGCCTTTACATCATTCGAGGGCTACGGCGTCAGTATGCGGACAGACGAGATCGAGCATATTACCGCCATGCCCGCAGCAAAGATGGCCGAGCTATTCGACGCGGCCTCCACGGAAGGATTCCCGACCAATGAGTAAGACCCTGTTCCTCACGGGAGCCTCCGGTTTTGTGGGGTCCGCTGCTCTCCAGCACGTTCTGGAGAACACGGACTGGCGGGTCATCTGCCCCACGACCATGCGCCACTACGGGGACCAGTCCAGGCTAGTGGAGCTCCGCGAGAAGTACGGCGAGCGTGTCCACGTCGTCCCCTGCGACCTTGCCATGCCGTTCCACCCTGAGCTGTTCGGCCTCGACGGTCCGGGCTCCGTGGACTTCATCTGGAACATCGCCTCGGAGTCTCACGTCGACCGCTCCCTAGGCGACCCTGAGGGCTTCATCAGGAACAACATGGAGCTTATGCTTAACGTCCTGCGGTTCGCCATTGACGTCAAGCCGAGGCTGTTCCTGCACATGAGCACCGACGAGGTGTTTGGCCCGCAGTACGACGGCGACTCTCCCCACACGGAGTGGTCCTCGATCAAGCCCAGCAATCCGTACAGTGCGAGCAAGGCGGCCCAGGAAGCCATCGCCTACTCGTACTGGAGGGCATACGGCATCCCACTGGTGATCACGAACACCATGAACCTCATCGGGCCTCGGCAGCACCCGGAGAAGTTCGTCCCCAAGATGATCCGCGCCCTCAAGGCCGGCGAGCCGCTGACTATCCACTCTAACCCGGACGGTGAGAGCGGGACCAGGTGCTGGATCGGTATCGAGGACTTCGCCAATGCGTGGCTGTGGCTAACGCGGAAGTTTGACCTCATCACCCAGTCGTCGGCACACGCGGATCACCTCACTTACTACCCGTCCATGCCGCGAGAGCCTCACCGGTTCAACATCGTGGGCCAGCGTGCGTCGAACCTGGAAGTAGCGGAACTCCTCGCCGAGATCATGGGTGTGGAAGAGCCGGACATTCAGATGGTGAACTTCCACACCAGCCGGCCGGGACACGATATGCACTACGGCCTAGACGGATCCAAGCTAGCCCACTTCGGCTGGACCCCGCCGTCGAACCTCACGGACCGCCTGATCGAGACCGTCCACTGGTACCAGGACTTCCCCTCTGCTCTGGAGACACGGTGAACCCGCCTCTATACCTCGTAGGTTCGTGGGGTATCGGTAAGTCCACCGTGGCGAACCAGCTAGGTATCCCCCACCTGGATCTGAGTAAGGACCTGAATCTCCCCGACACAATCGACCAACCGAGGCTGGTGTGGGAGAATATGATCAAGCCCGCTCTAGCCTACTCCGAGTTGCGGGGCGGCATGGTCATCTCCGTAGGTTCCCGGTGCATGGTCGGGGATGATGAGCGGGAGTGGGCACTCCGTGATTGGCTGGCTGATCTTAGCCCCCGAGTGGTTAGGCTAACTGGGGAACCCCGGCGGCCGTTGACTCGGTGCGAGGAGGCTATCCTGCCCGTTGCGGGTAAGTCAGTTCCTGCCCGCCCTCGGAGTGAAGCGGTAGCCCGGATCAAGGAATGGTTTTCACTATGACCACGTTCTATCTCGTAGGCTCATCCGGAGTAGGTAAGACGACCACCGCGGGACTTCTGGCCAAGCGGGGGGTCTGTGTCCATCGTGAGGCGAGCACAGAGTCCAGGAACAAGGCTGGTGCCAAGTGGCACAAGTCGCCTGAGACCGACTGGCAGATCATCCAGCCGGTGCTGACTGACATGGAAGCTCACCAGGGATCCCTTCCCCTCATGGTTGTACTAGGAGCCGGCACACAGCTATACGGTCAGTTGAACAACCGGGCTATCCAGAAGTGGCTGGACTCTCGAAAGGACCGGGTGATCTGGCTACAGTCTTCCCACGAGGAAGCTTACCGTCACTACCGGGAGCGGGCGGTTAAGCACCGTCACGGGGCCAGTAAGACCTTCCCCCAGTTCGTCAAGGTCGAGTTTGATCCGCTCCGCACCGACCTGTATTCCGTAGCAGGCCTGAGGGTGGACGTCAACGGGCAGACAGTCAGCCAGACAGCAGACGCGGTAACCAGCCTGATCAACCAGTACGGGAAGGCTTCGAACCATGCATAAGATCCTGGACGCCCTCGCCGCCGGCAACTTCCATGAGCCGCTGGAAGCTAACCCCCTCCGAGCCATGGGAGTTGGTCTCCCCAGTGATGAGGGCTACCAGGCCCTCCAAGAGGAGGTCCGGTATATCATGGCTCATCTGTCCCCGTCTCACGTGGCATCCAAGGGCCATGGTACTAACTGGACCAAGCCGGTGGGGCAGGTGCGACAGTGGTCCCTCTTCAACACCCACAGGGACACGAGCAACACCAGCGACGATTTCAACTACCACAACATCCCCGACAAGCGACCCGTTCCCGGGTACAGCTTCCTCGGGAAGATGTGCCGAACTCTGCCGAGTCTGGTGAACATGCGGCTTAACGCCATGTCGCCTGGCGGTGCCTTGTCGCCCCATGAGGAGCACCTACCGATCGCCATCGGCTCAGACAAGGTGGCTTTCCGTTGCCGCTTCCACCTCCCTGTGTTCACCAACCCAGAATCGGTCATGCTGGCCGACGGGGACCTGTTCCACTTCCAGGGAGGCAAGGTCTATGCCTTCAACAACGGGTGTATCCACTCCGCGAAGAACGACGGCGGCAGTGAGAGGGTACACCTGGTCTGGGACCAGCTCATGACCGAGCGGGCTATCCAAGCCATGTTTGATGGTGACCGAACTCCGTCCTGGCTCATCTCTGCCGTCCAGCCGATCAACCCGGTGGGTCACCTGGATGTGACCAAGTTCCAGCCGTCAGGCGGCATGAAGCGCCAGGAGTTCGACCGCCGTCGAGTCGTGTTCCACCCGGGGGTCTGACATGACCAGTATCGGAATGTGGTGGTTCAGACCGTCCGCTGGTACCACCAACTTCGGGGATGAGCTAGGTCCACAGATTGTCACCCGTCTGGGTTACGAGGTCCATCGGGTCCCTCTCGAACAAGCGGACCTAGTAGGCTGCGGGAGCATCCTAGGCATTGTGGACGCGAAAGCCAAGCCTGGTACCATAGTGTGGGGATCCGGCCTGATCATGCCCACGGACAACATGAGGGCCAAGAGATTCAACGTCAAGGCAGTGCGAGGCGTGATCTCAGCACGTCGGTTGGGTGTGGAAGTTCCTCTTGGTGATCCAGGCATCCTGGTGCCCCTGCTGTGGCCTCGAAAGGTTAACCCCCGTCACCGCATCGGGGTTATCCCTCACTACGTGGATAAGAACCGGTATGCCTGGGCGGACAAGGTAATCAATCCCAAGTCACCGGTAGACCAGGTTATCGAGGAGATCCAGTCGTGCCACACCATCGCCTCGTCTAGTCTCCACGGGCTCATCATCGCCGAAGCCTACGGCATTCCTGCCGTCCGCCTTTACCACCCAAAGGTAGTCGGGGATGAGTTCAAGTGGGTGGACTACATGAGCGCGTTTGCCGGCACGTCTATGTCAGAAGCGCAACGGGGGTTGATTAGGGCGCTTGAATCATGAGTGAGCTAGAGATCCTAGACAGTATCACTGTGGTGATCCCCGTACACCCCGAACGTGTCCGTAACGGTATGCTAGAGCGTGCTCTTAGCTCTGTGAGAAGTCAGACACTGCCGGCGGACGAGATCATCGTGGTTGAGGACCATGAGGGTCAAGGAGCCGCCAGGACCCGCCATCAAGGCCTCATGGAAGTAACCTCCGAATGGGTGGCCTTCCTGGACTCCGATGATGAGTTCCTGCCTCGTCACCTGGAGAGGCTCATGGCTTGTGCCCAGGAGACCGAGGCGGACTTTGTATACTCGTGGTACAAGATCAAAGGTGCCTCGGATCCCATGCCTAACCGCTTCGGCAAGGCATGGAACCCAGATAAGCCCGCCCTAACCACCATTACCGTAATGGTTAAGACCCAGCTAGCCCAACGAGTGGGTTTTCACCCTGACCCCAACCGCGTTAAGAATAGCGGTGAGGACATGATGTTTGTCCGCGGGTGTAACAGTCTGGGTGCTAAGATTGTGCATCTCCCAGAGAGGACCTGGGTATGGCACCATCACGGCGGCAACACATCAGGCCTGAACACTCGGGGTGACGCGGTACCACCAGCACCCGTCAAGGGGCGTAAGAAGGGAAGGAGGAAGTAATGGACATCACGGTTATCATTCCTACGATCCCCAGCCGTAAGGAGAGACTGTACGAGGCGATGGCGTCTGTTAGCTCCCAGACCAAGCCAGCTACTAGCATCATCATCCAGGCTGATCTGAACTGGGAAGGTTCAGCGGAGACGAGGAACAGGGCCCTGAAAGCTGTCAGGACGCCGTGGGTCGCCTTCCTAGACGACGACGACTCATTCCTTCCGCATCACCTAGAGAGGCTGTCTCAGGCGCTCTCAGACGCCCAGGCGGACGTGGCGTACCCTCTGCCCCTGGTGCTGGACAAGAACGGCAGGAAGATCCCGAGGCAGAGGGATTGGGGTGGCGGCCCCGAGTTCAGCGGCGAGACACTGGAACAGCGGTCGTACATCAACATCTGTTCAGTGGTCCGCACAGAGCTAGCGGTGGGTGTGGGAGGGTTTGAGTTCGTCCGAGGATCTACCGGCCAGCTTAACGACGACCATGGTTTCTATCTCAAGCTATACCGAGCTGGTGCCAAGTTCGTCCATGTTCATGAGCCTACTTTCATCTGGAATCACCACGGTGGAAACACCTCGGGCCAACCCGGTAAAGGAGATGCCGCATGAGGGTTTTCCTGGGCGGCTGGTCTGGCACGGGAAAGACTACGGTGGGCAATTACCTAAGATCTCATGGATGGGTACATGTGGACGTGGAGGATATGTTCCACACCAGCCCTCGATCCTTCGGGACCTTTATTCGTAATCCCGCAGTGTGGCTTAGTGACAGGACTTACCCCACCGACGACGTGGTCATAACCTGGGGCTACGGTCGAGAGGGCAAGCCAACCGTTGGGCGGATTCTGGACATCGGGTTCAAGCCAGTTTGGCTGACGGGAGACCTTAAGCACAGCCTGGCCAATAGAGCCCGACGGGGGGACAAGATCCAGCACCGACCAGACCTTGAGAGACTACAGGAGGTAGAATACCTCAAGGCGGGTTACACCTGGACTAACATCCAGGTCTTTCACCCAGATGGTACAATGCTAGCCACAAAGGAAGTGGCTGACATGGTATGTGACGCGGAGTAGGGGATTAAATGTTCGTGGTAACTGGCTCTGGCCACTCGGGGACGGGCTGGGCATCCGAGTTCTTCACCCAGTTAGGATTCCCGTGCGGCCATGAGGAGTGGTTCAACGAGAGGCTTTACCGGGGCATGAGGACTTCGGACGCCTCTTGGGCGGCTGTACCTCGTCTGGCCGTGATCGGTGATGCCCCGCTGATTCTGCTCCTACGGGACCCGCTGGCTGTCGTCCAGTCGTTCCTACGGTCGGGAACTTACCGGAGCCCTAACACCTCGTGTGTCATGACTCGGTACACTTACGACCAGCTCCCCAGTCTCAAGTCTACTCCGGATGAGCTGGGGCGGTGCATCGTGAGAACTGCCGACTGGGACATGCCGGCGCAGAGCCATCACCTTCTCATGACCCTCCGCATTGAGGACATGGCCCTAAACTCTCCCGACTGGTGGGACGAGGTCAGCGCCATGGTCCGATTTGTTACCGGTGAGACCGTGAGCGAGGATAAAGCCGGTCAGGTTCTGTATGACCTGGGCAAGAACTACAACGCCCACGCCCGGGACGCTCGGGTGGATCTGTCGTGGGAAGACATCCTGAAGCACCCGCTGGGATACAAGCTGGTGGAGCGGGCCACACAATTCGGATACGAGGTGAACTAGTGAGGATCTGGGGCTGGTCGGCAGACCGAGGCGGGTGTCAGGCTTACCGGGTTAGGTTCCCGTTCGACGCCATCAAGGAACACAGGCCTGACCTGGTCATAGGCTGGGGTGGGGTAATTCCCAAGCCGGCACGAGAGACCGCGGACGTAATCGTAGGTCAGCGGGTGTGTAACCCCGGACCGTCGGAACTCTGGCAGAAGTGGGCTAAAGCCGGGGATCGGAAACTGGTCTATGAGATGGACGACGATCTCTGGAATGTGGATCCGTCCAACGAGAGGGCCTATTACTTCTTCCGGAACCTGGATATCCAAAGGCGGATCACAGAGAATATCCAGGTGGCCCACGCGGTTACTGTCTCGACCCCTGAGCTAGCCGAGATGGTACGAGAGAAGACCGGCCACGGTAACATCCACGTGGTGCCCAATGCTGTACCGGCGTGGCTTCTCGACCACCAGGCGGAGCGGAATCATCACGTCGGCTGGGGAGGATCTCCCACACACCACGGAGACTTTGGTCTCCTTCGGCAGGGAATGAAGAAGTTCCTCCAGCACAACAAGGACAAGACGTTCCACTGTATCGGCATGAACTACGCGGAGTGGATGAAGCTCCCGCCGGCACAGTGCGCATTCACCAAGTGGGTTCCCACGCCCGAGGACTTCTTCCTCACCATCGACTACTCGGTGGGTGTGGCACCCCTCGCGGACACCTTGTTCAACAGTTCCAAGTCGGACATTAAGTTCCTGGAGCTGGCCGCTCTCGGTATCCCCACTATCGCGTCTGACGTGCCGGCATACAAGTCCATCCAGGATGGCTGTAACGGCCTGCTCATCAAGAATGACCACGAGTGGGGCCGAGCCCTAAAGGCCAGCGTGGAACAGCGGGACTTCTTCCTGGAAATGGGGCAGGACGCAAAGGAGTATGTGGCCGCCAACCGGACGACCGCTCACACTGCCCCGCTCTGGTTGAAGGCTCTAGAATCTTGACATAGGCCACTTGACAGACTACCATAGATACGGTACACACCCTTCTTATCTTACGGAGTCTGCCATGGGAAACAGGGAGCCGGGAACCACGTCTCGTCCGCGTCCTACCCACTTCAACAAGGAGAAGGAGGCCGCGGACGCCAAGCGGATGTTCCAGTTGCGGACGGGCCCGGACAGGCTGACCCTCGCCGCCATCGCCGACGAGATGGGGTGTTCAGTCTTCCGGGTCCAGAAGCTCCTCAACAAGTACACCCCCAAGCTCCTTGAGAAGGACGCAAACGCCCACCGGGATATCGAGATCGGCAAGCTGGACCTCCTGGAGGAAAAGCTGTGGATGATGGTGGACGAGAATTACTACACGGTTTCTAATGGCCAGGTGGTCATCTTCGAGACCGGCGAGCCAGTCCCGGACATCGACCCCGTCCTAAAAATCATCGACCGAATCCTCAAGGTGGCCGAGCGTCGATCCAAGCTCCTCGGCCTGGACAAGCCGATCCGCGTGGACGCCACCGTGACTCAGGTGGATTCCATGGACCGAGAACTGATGGAGATGATGCGTCAGGGGAGGGGCCAGTTCAATGGTAGTTGACCCCCTGGGTCCCGACCTTCACTCTGGCAACTTCGACCATATCGCTTACATGGAGTGGTGTGTTAACCATGTAATGCGTGAAGACGGGGTACGGGGGACCTTTGATGATCCAGATTTCGGCCTGACTCTATGGGCTCGGGATGAACATGATGAGTTCCTCCTGAACGAGGCGGGAGAGAGATTTCCCGTACTAACCGCCAAGGGAAGAATCTTCGCCACCGAAGATAATCCCATGCTGTTTGCCTTGGTCTACTGTCGGAATCTGATCTCCGATGACTCGGGACACGTTTCGTTTGCCGACCTTCACCTAGAGCTATGCCGCTACGTCCAGGCGTGGAAGAAGGCTATTGAGCCGAGGGAGTCTCGGACGGCATTCGTCGCTCCTCGTGAGGCCGGCAAGTCCTCATGGGTGTTCAAGATCCTGCCTCTGTGGGCAGCGGCTCATAGACACATCCGGTTCGTGGCCGCGTTCTCATCGTCGGCAACCCAGGCACAGAAGCACCTGTCCGGCTTCAAGCGGCAGCTAGACACCAACGTCAAGATCCGCGAGGACTACCCGGATCTATGCAAGCCAGCCAAGAGGCCTAGCGGCGGTAACGTCTCCGACACTCAGGAGATGTACCACTCCACGTCCGGGTTTACGTTCACCGCGGCCGGTCTCGACTCCGAGATCCTGGGTCTGGTCGACCCGAACAACGTCCGTCCTGACTTGATTATCCTAGATGACATCGAGCCGGACGAGTCGAATTACAGCCAGTACCAGATGAAGAAGCGCCGTACCACGATCCTGGACACGGTGCTCCCGATGAACGAGCGGGCACACGTTGCCCTCATCGGTACTGTGACCATGCCTCAGTCTATCGTCCACCAGTTGGTCGAGACTGTCACCACGGACAAAGAAGTTCCACAGTGGATCAAGGACGAGAAGTTCAACGTCCGCTACCTGGAGCCTATTGTCAACGAGGAGGACGGCGAGCGTCGCTCCATCTGGCCGTTCAAGTGGCCGCTGGTCTACCTGGAAGAGATCGAACATACACGGTCCTACAAGAAGAACTTTAAGAACCAGCCCGTCTCCGAGGATGGAGACTACTGGACCGAGCAGGACTTCCAGTACGGGGACGTTCCACACCCAACGCATGTGGTCCTCCAGATTGACCCCGCCGTCACGAGTAAGCAAACCTCGGACTATTACGGGGTAGCGGTGGTCGCCTTTGACCGAGACGCGCGTAAGTGTGCGGTGTGGTACTGCCGGCAGTTCAAGGTCTCGCCCAAGGTCATGCGGAAGAAGGCTCTTGAGATCTGCGAGCTATTCCCCCAGATCGGCCGTATCCGGGTCGAGGCTAACCAGGGTCACGAGACATGGCATTCTGTATTCCACGATATGCCGGTTAAGGTAATCCTCCATTCGGAGTCCATCCCTAAGAAGGTACGGGCCTCGCATACGTTGAATCACTACCAGCGCGGTCGGGTGTTTCATACCAAGAAGTTCCCCGAGCTGGAAGACCAAATGCTCGCCTTTCCACACGTTCTCAATGATGATATGGTTGATGCCGTAGGTGCGGGTACGAGTTACTTCCTCAAGCCCATGAAGAAAGCCGGCGGCAACTCCATTCCCTATGGCGGGAGGTCCTAGTGGCAATCGAGGATAAGGTGGTGGACGGCATGGTCGTTCCCACCTCGAAGGACTCAGGGGGTGAAACCCCAAACCAGTCAGCCGGCGTGCCTGAGCCGAAGGTCTGGGAAGACCTGGAAGAGGCTCTGGAAGATCTAGAAGCCGCCATTCCCGGCTACCAGAAGGCAGAGGAGTATTACGAGGGAACGGTCAAGGAGAAGTTCCTCAACAAGGCCGTACAGGCTCTCCTGACGGGCTCCGATACAGACTTCCGAGTCAACCTAGCTGGCCGTGTTGTTGACGCCGTACAGGACCGTATGGAGGTCGCAGCGGTCACGGCGGAGCCTATCGACGACGACGAGGACGGCATCCCCGACTCGGAGCAGGACGATACCGACAACCAGACCGAGGACGCCACCGGCTTCGAGGGTGACGAACCCGAAGAAGAGGTCATGTCCGAGGAGGAGAAGCTCCTGGACGAGGCCATCTCCAAGATCTGGCGTGACAATGAAATGGACATCGAGGCTCCCGAGGTCCACCAGAAGATGCTCACGTACGGGGACGCCTACCTGTTCGTGGGTCTCTCCGACGACGAGGAAGAAGAGGACAGGGTGGACCTGTTCTTCAACTCCCCGTTGAATGTCCGTATCCTGTACCAGGACGAGAACCCGCGGAAGAAGCGGCTGGCCATCAAGAAGTGGGAGGTGGGCCCGAAGAACAGTAAGAAGGTCCGCCTTAACCTGTACTACCCGGAGGGTACGTACAAGTTCATTTCCCAGGGTGCCGGCCGATCGTCCACGGGAACCTCCTCTGCCAACTTCGAGGTGTTCACGGACGACTCCACGGACGAGATGGGTTTCGTGGAGAACGAGACGGGAGAGATTCCGTTCTTCCACTTCCGCACCGCCCGGCCATACGGTCGCCCTGAGCACAAGAAGGCTTTCGGTGCCCAGGACGCTCTGACCAAGCTGGTCACCAACATGATGTCCACCTCCGACTTTGCGGCCTTCCCGCAGAGGTGGGCACTCCAAGAAACTGGCACCACCACGGACGATGACCTCGACTGGGACGGCGGGGACTCCGACGTTTCGGACGAGAAGAACCCGTCCACGCTCCAGTCCCAGCTCATCTCGGGTCCTGGTCGCATCTGGCCGCTCCGCAACATGAAGGCAGTTGGTCAGTTCACCGCGGCCGACGTGGAACAGTTCCTCAAGCCCATTAACCTGTTCACGGGTCTAATGGCTGCGGTCACTGCCACGCCAGTCTCGTACTTCCTGGTCTCGCTCGGGGCAACTGCCACACCAGCCTCCGGCGAGTCGCAGCGGAAGGGCGAGAGCCCGTTCCTTTCCAAGGTCAATGCCCGGCAGCTCTCCGCCGAGGCCTCGTGGCAAGATGCTCTAGGCTATGGCCTGGGTCTGCTAAACCTGGAAGCCGAGGTTCGTGTCCGCTGGGCACCGTCTCAGGTCGTCTCTGGCGAGTCGGGATGGAAGGCCGTACAGGAACAGCAGAAGGCGGGCGTACCGGTCCGTCAGACGCTCCTGGAAGCCGGCTACACGGACGCCGAGGTTACGTCGTGGGGCTACACCGACGACAACCCGGATGGGCCCGGTATCGACCTCTCAGGCATGGTCAACCCGCCTCCCGTTCCCGGTCAGGCGCCCCCCACCCAGCCGACGGCACCGGGAGCACCAATCCCGACCGAGGCCCCCGCTCCCCCGCCGGCTCAGACGCCCGCCCCCGTAGGAGCGTAAGCCATGGCACTAGAGGATGAACTCATTGGCCAGGCTGCGGCTGATGCTCTGGTGAAGTGGGAAGAGCGCGCGTCGTCTGGTGTGGGAGATATCATTACTGACGCTGTAGCTCAGTTCGGTTACAGCGCACAAGCGCTCCTAACGTCCCAAATCAGCGTTACGGAGTTCATCGGTAGCACACTCGCTCAAGTCTTCAACGTCGGTACTGCCATCGCCGGAGGCGCCTTCCAGCTCATTACTGGACGCCGCCCAACCGTTCGGCGGAGGGGAATCAACGTGCGTGAGCTACCTCCCACACCAGCTATCACATACCCGCAGAGGGTGGAAGCCACGATCACCCAAGCGGTTGCGCTCATTGAGCAACAGCCGGACCAGTCTCAGCGTATCGTGGAGCGTGCGCGAGATGACATGAAAGGCATTGCCGCATCGGAAGTCAATTCCACTGCGGCTCGTGCCTCGGAGATTACTGCCCGGTCACTAGGTGCCCGCGGCGTGATCTGGGTTGCCGAGAGGGATGCCTGTGTGAACTGCACGGCTCTAGCCGGTCAGGTAGCCAGGCCCGGTCAGTCATTCGACGGTTCCCTAACATGGGGTGATAAGCCGCTGGCATGGACTGGGTTCAACGGTAGGCCACCTCGTCATCCCCACTGCCGTTGTCGACTCATTCCATGGGACGGCGGACGAGAAACTCCAGATGCCATCAAACGTGAGGCGGAACGGTCTGTTGCTCGTGGCTGGTCTCTGCCCAGTGAGTCCAACGCGGCTCGTCTCCGTGCCCTTGACAGACTTCTCCGTCAAGGTACGGGCCTACCGCCTAGCGTAGTCAAGAGAGCGCGCGCCGCTCTTGCAGCCGGGAACTTCCCACAGGGTAGAAACTTTCCCGGTTGATCGTGTATAGTTCCATCAACAGGTAAGGAGGTAGTGGTGGCCACCACTCCTGGTAAGGGCGGAACGACTCCGGGCGGGTCATTCCGGATCAACAATGAGGCGGATCTCCGGAAGGCCATCTCCGCGGCCGGCTCGGTAGCTGGCAGTGAAGAGGAGAAGCGGCGCGTCCGTCGTCTCGTCATGCGCAAGGCCAAGGCGATGGGGAAGGCCAACATGATCCCCAGCGGCTGGGCAGCCGACGGCTCCACCAAGTAGTACCACACCCAGCGGTGCGAGGCTCTGGCGGATACCAACCTCGCCCGCCCGATTGAGAGAGAGGGCCCATGCCCAAGGAGAACGACGAGACCAAGCCCGAGGGCACCGAGGCGGAGACCGAGGAAGAGGAGGACACCGAAGCGGAGCGACTTCTCGCGGCAGCCGTCAAGAACAAGGGCAAGGGCGGCAAGCCCTCGGACGACGACGACACGGAAGATGAGGACGAGGCCGAAGCGGAAGCCGGCGCGAACGACACCGTTCCGCGGGCGGAACTCCTCAAGGCCATCAAGTCTCGTCAGGCGGCCAAGAAGCGGATCCGCGAGATGGAAACGGCCATCGCTGCGGAGAAGGCCAAGAACGAGACGGAGTCTGAGAAGGCTGTCCGCGAGGCTCAGGAGAAGACCCTCAAGGCCGCCACGGACAAGTACAAGCCGGCTCTGGTCAAGGCCGGTGCGACGGCTGCACTTCTCGCGGCTGGGCCCAAGAAGGGCAAGGACGGCGTCCCGCGTCTCCTCAAGCTCATGGACCTGGACGCCATCGACCTCACCGACGACAACGACCTGGAGGGTGTGGAAGAGGAGGTCATGCGCCTCCAGGAGGAGTACCCCGAGCTATTCAACGACGGGTCCGAGTCGGTCAAGGGGGATGACGACGAGGAGGACGAGGAGAAGCCGAAGCCTCGCCGGCGTACCACCTCCAAGTCCCAGGACGGCGCCGGCAAGAAGCCTGCCCCCAAGAAGCTCTCCACGTCGGAGCTCATCCTCAAGAAGATGAGGGGCGAAGCATAACGATTTGGTAACGGAATAGTGCCTGCCGCTTGACAAAAGCCGCCCCGCCCTTGACACGTTCAAGGAATTTCCGTTACCGTTGTGGCAATTGTAAGACCCATAGCCCTCTGGATAGAGGGTGGCGAAACGTCGGAAGACGAGACACCACCCCTTTTCACGAGGGCTTTGTGGTATCTCGGCCTCCTTCTTTCGTGATCATCTCTTACCCTGAAGGAGGGTTGACATCATGGCACGTAATACCTTTGAGGACTGGATCCCCGAAGAGTGGGACTCCAAGGTCATCATGCGGGTCAATCAGGTCTCGGTCATCGAGTCTGAGGCCACTCCGTATCCGATGAGCACCGACACCCGTCACATCCCCCGGTCCGCCGGCGTGGACGTCAACGGCGTCTCCAAGGGCTCCGCGTACGGCGAGGACCAGTCTGAGAACGACGATGTCCTCCTCACCGCCAAGAAGGCCGGCCGTGCCATCCGCATCGCCGACGAGGACCTCCAGGACTCCAACGTCGCGATCCTGGAGCAGAAGCGCGTGGACTGGGCCACTTCGTGGGCCAAGTACATCGACAATGCCGCGCTCGCCGTCACCGCTGCGGAGTCGGGCGTCACCGTCCCCTACAAGTCCGTCTACAAGGCGATCCGCACGACCAACGCGGACACGGACTACACCGCGGATGACAACTACGTGGCCACGGCCACCGGTTCCGCGCTGACCTACAACGATCTGTCCTCGGTCCTGGGCAAGGTCGAAGGCGGCGACTACTGGGACGAGGGCCTGACCCTGGTCATCGCGCACCCGTCGCTCCGGGAGCGGATCCGGAACATCAAGGACGACGACGGCATGCCGATCTTCGTTCGCGGCCAGGGCGGTGACAGCGGCACGCCGGACACGCTGTTCGGTCACCGGATCCGCTGGAGCCTCGGCGCCAAGACCTCTGCGACCGCCGTCCACAACCCGACCGGCAACCCGCTGCTGATCGTCGCGAACCGTGAGTTCCTGGCCATCGGCAAGCGCTCCGGTCCGGAGTCCCGCGTCGCCGGTCCCGACTCGGGTGCCGCGTTCCTCACGGATGAGGCTCTGCTCAAGATGCGTGCCCGTCGCGCGTTCGCTCTCACCCACGAGAAGGCCGCGGCCGTCCTGGAGGTTGTGGCGTAACTGCCACACCCACCGGACTAACGTCTGAGAGGAGGTGAACAGTATGGCGAAGGAAGACGAGAAGGTTACCTGTGCCGAGTGCGGCTACCCGGTAGGCACGAAGGAAGACGGTACCAAGCTCAAGGTCCACAAGGTCGAAGGAGTTCGATGCGACGGATCGGACAGTGAGGTTCTGTACGACGACGCGCAGACCGGGGGAATCGACAAGGGACAGTCCTACGAGACGCTGGAGAGCGCTCAGGACGACGAACAGGGACCGAACGACTCTACCGACCCGGTCACGCCGACGGAGCCCGAGACGGGCACACAGGGCGTTGCCAAGTCGGCCACCGCCTCGTTCACCCACACCATCACTGTTCGTAAGCCGTGTCCCTACCTGGGAGACCAGGCGTGGCACGTCGAGAACGGCAAGATGGTGTACCGCCTCGCGATGAAGGCCGGGCATGTCCCGACCACCGGCGAGGCCAAGCACACCGGCACAACTGAGACGGACCGTCACGTTCTCGTGACGTACACCGTCCCCGTGAAGTAGAGGGAGGAGGAGTCATGGCAGCAACCGGATACACTACCGGCGACCCGAACAAGGTCAGTCGTTCAGGCGACACCATGACCGGCGAGCTGGTTTTGCCTGACTCCTCCCCCGATGCTGCACTATCGGCCGCGTCCCGTGGATACGTGGACAACGAGGTCAACGCCCTATCTGGTACCTACGTGGACACGTCGGGTGACACCATGACGGGCGACCTTCGAATCCAGTATGGTCTGGTGAACACCCTACTTGGTCATGACATGTCTGTGGTGGCATCCACGGGCATTATGTACCAGGAGGGCCCGCTTTCTCTAGCTACTTCCACTTCCGTGACCGTGCCGGCGGGCATCGCCACATTCGTGGGACCACATCATGTTCACGACGATCCGCGGATCGGTTCTGTTGCCTACGGGCCGGAGACGGTCACCATCACGGACTTGACCGACCCCCTGACGTACCTACTGGTGGATTCCACGGGTGCGATCATCCAGAATGCCGGCGTACCGACTCGTGCCCAGCGCCGAGAGTTCGCCGTCCTGGGACGGGTCGTGGTTCTGTCAAACGTCATCGTGAGTGTGCAGGATAGCCCGATCCTGGCCTCACAGCCGCTGGCAACGACCCTCGACATCCTGAACGCCATGGGTGACATCAGGTTGAGTGGCGTCCGGCTAACCCCCGTCGGCGGAAACCTTGAGTTCAACGTGTCCGAGGGTCAGATCTTCAACCTGGGCGCGAACAACTCGGTAGACCCCGACGACCCGAACGTCTCCACGTTCACCGCCCAGACTCCTGGGTCATTCCGCTACGTGTCCCAGAACTCGATCATCAGTGCCACACCTCGCACGACGATTGATCCCACGATCTATGATGTGGGTGGCGTCTCGACCGCTGTACCCGGCGGAGCCGGTACCTCAACGATCCAGCGCGTCCACTGCTTCCCCACCCAGAACACCTTTATTCAGCTTGGCCAGAACACGTTCTCCAGTCTCCAAGCCGCGCTGGATTCACTTACCCTTGGAGAGTCGGGAGCCATGCCCTTCGTGACTCACCCCGATCTAGTGGGGGGCGGAGTGCGAACCGGGTTCATCGTGGTCACTCGTACCGCCACTGATCTAGCCGACACCGTCAATGCCCGGGTGCTCCGCGCCACTCGACTCGGTGACCCAGGAGGCCTGTGATGACCAGTGTTGCACAGGGTAGCGAGATCACCCTCATCTCCCAGTGGTTCGAGTACGGCGGGGGCCCCGCTGTTGACCTCGTCACAGGCCCGACCATCAACATCATCCGGCTGTCGGACAACGACAACACGGTACCCGAGACGACGGCGGGAATCAGCCACCCGTCCGTCGGAGTCTACACCTTCAACTGGACGCCTGCGGCGGATGCCGAGCTGGGCAACTATCTGGTGGTGTGGGAAGGGACCGACGCCGACTCCGAGACTGTCACGGCCAACGAGGTCGTAGAGGTCACGGTCACAGCCGCTCTTGCCGGCACGTGGGCTACTCCCGCCGAGGCGTCCAGCATCACCGGGCAGTCTCTCACCCAGGCTCAGTTGAACGTGGCCTACCACGTGATCGAGATCTTCGTGGGCGCGATCATCAACAGCCGGGCGAATCTGACCAACCGAGACTTGCGCGGGCTCAAGAAGGCTGAGTCCTACCAGGCCGCGTGGATGGCAGCACAGATCGACCTCACTGGCCGATCGGATGCCACGCTGGTTGCCCAAGACGGCTTGCAGTACAGCAAGGGTGACCCGGACATGCACATCCTGGGTCCGCTCGCTAAGGCTGCGATCATGCGGTTGTCGTGGATGCGAACCCGCACAATTGACCCGCTCACGCCGGCACAGGCTCTCGTCCTTCGGAACAAGGTTACCGCAGAGACCTACGGCTTGGATGACCGGGAGGACCTGGATGATCTCGGCGGCGACTGGGAACCGCTATGAGTACCTCCGCGAACTTCCGGCCAACCACCCTCGTAACCGTATTGCGCACGTCTCCCAGTAACAATACGGATGAGTTCGGGGACCCTGAGGACAACGAAACTGAGTCCTCGACGGGAAACCCCTTCTCCATCATCATGCAGTCCAAGCGGGTGTTTGTTCCCGCTGAGAATCGCACCACCATCGTCCAAACGATCGCCGGACGATGCCGAGCCAACGTGGACGTAAAGGAAACGGACCGGCTCAAGGATGAGCGCACAGGCTACCTCTACATGATCGAATCCATCGTGGAACCACAGGATCCGATCGGCGCGGCGGCCAAGAGTTTCCTCCTCAAGAGGGTCCAGACTAACAATCTCTAGCCAACGTAAAGGAGGCTGAGGGCATGACCACTGTTGTGGCCCACATCGAAGTACGGATGGCATCCGGGTTCCACCAGAACCTAGAAGAAGCTGTCCAGCCTGCCTTGATCCAGGTGGCCAAAGAGGTTGAGGAAGACATCAAGCGGAACGCCCCCGTTGACACGGGAGAGCTGGTCCGTTCTGTCCGGAGACGTGGTACTGTAATTACCATCTCCGCTCCCTACTGGCACTTTGTGGAGTATGGCACCCGGCCGCACATCATCCGGCCTCGTCGGAGGCAGGCACTATGGTGGCCAGACGCTCACCACCCGGTCCGACAGGTTTACCACCCCGGCACCCAGGCTCAGCCGTTCATCCGCCCCGCGGCGCTCCGCCAACGGCGCCTCCGGCCTGGCATCTCAGTGGGGGTGTGAACGTGGCTTTTCTTCCGACCAATGAGCTGGTGGGAATCCACTGGATCAAGTCCATCACAGGTATCCCGACCAACTCTGTGGGCACCACGCTACCCGCGGACAACAGCACGTGGGAAGCCTCAGGCTTCATCCAGGTGCAACTGGCTTCGGGTAACCCTGACCTCTACACCCCCCAGAACCAGCCTGTCTTCCAGGTCGACTGTTGGGCCGCCAAGCCTAACTCCCAAAAGCCGCCGTGGGGTAAGGCCAACAACCTGGCTGAGATCATCAAGGCAGCCACCTACGATAAGACCTACTGGGGGTCCCTGGCTCTGCCGGCGACACACGACGATGCCCGCGTCCTCGGTTCGGTGGCAGTAACAGAACCGCGACGAGTCCTAGGAGATGAAGCACGGTTCGCCAATTACACATTTGATCTCCAACTGTTCTGGGTGAGGAAACTACCATGATGACCGTCATAAACCAGGAAGCTGTCAAGCTGCCCACCGGGCAACTGTACGGACTCTGGGGCGAGAAGTCGGGACAGTTCCTCACACAGGGAGGCCGGGTAATCTTCCACACCAACCGTGCGGAGCTTGAGTTCCTGTTCCCGGGAACCCGAGTGAAGCCCGTGGACGTGAGCCCGTTGGAGGGAATCCCGCTCCAGTACATGCGCGGGATGGAAGCCGTTCGATTTCCACTGGACAGGAGTGAGTTCCGTGCCTGACATCCGAACTACATTCCAGCCGGGTACCGTGCGAACGGTATCCGACTCGGAATTCCTCGACCTCAAGCGCCAGGGCCTGATCAAGGAGGTAGTGCCTCCGCCCGCCCCGGTGGCCCCGGCTCCCAAGCCGACGGCCAAAACGAGGCCGACCCCCACGCCAAAGGTCTTCCGGACCTCCACGACCACGAGCAACACCGACGGCGACTCCTCCGAGTAGCCTGAGCCAGAAGGGAGAGCACCATGGCCGTAACCGTAACCAACCTTACCCTTGGCCCGGGTGAACTGTTCAAGGGAGACGTTGGCGCCACCGAGCCCGACGACACGGACGTTTCCAACGAGATCTCCAACACCTCGGTCTCCGGCGACTGGGACGACCTGGGGGGTACCCAGGGCGGTATCACCCTGGAGCTGAACCAGGAGTACACGGAGCTGGAAGTCGACCAGGTCGTGGACATCCCCGGCCGCCGGCTCACCAAGCGTGAGTTCAAGATCAACACCAACCTGGCGGAGCCTACGCTGGAGAACTACCAGCTAGCCTCCAACGGCGGTGAGATCACGACCGGCTCCGGCTTCCGTACCTACGAGCCGTCCATGGACAACTCGGGAGAGACTCCGGAGTTCGCGGCTCTGATCTTCGACGGCTTCGGCCCGAACAGCCTCAAGCGCCGCGTGATCGCCCGGAAGGTGCTGAACGTCGCCACCGTCGGCCAGGAGTACATGAAGGACTCCCAGCTCCTGTTCCCCGTCGAGTTCTCGTGCCACTACATCTCCGCGGCCACGCGCCCGTTCCGGTACGTGGACGAGGTCGCCGCCTGACATCTGCGCCAGCTTCGGCTGGTGTGGAACGTAAGATCTCTCGGGGCCTCGTGCCTCACTCCCGTGTGCCGGGGCCCCGAGTTGTACCACACCCAACGTTCGCCCGTAAACGGCGACCGCTTCTAGGAGAAACGCCATGTCTGTAGAAGACGAGTTCGAGGGCTACGACATCATCCAGCTTCCGTCCACCGAGACGGTGGAAGGTGCCGAGGTCGAGGTTCCCATGGAGCCTCTGTTCGAGTTGAACGATGAGGTCTACCTCATCCCCAAGAAGCCCTCAGCCGGCATGGCGCTCGGCTACCTGGAGCGGCAGACCGAGGTCGGTCCCGACGCGGCCATCCACTGGATGATGCTGGAGATGCTCGGCGAGGAGGGTTACGACGCCCTCAAGAACCACCCCACCCTAGAGCGGGAGACCCTGGACCAGATCATCGGCAAGGTCGAGAAGAAGGTCCTGGGGGGCATGGAGGGAAAGCGCCCTTCTGGCAAGAGCCGTCGCCGCGTCTCCAGGAAGTAGCCTGGGTCCTCGACTATCTAGAGGACATCTGGAGCGATCTATCCGCCTTCCACCGAGTCGGAGAATGGGACGAGGTAGAGGACATGAGCGCTGAACGCTTCTTCTCGTTCACAGATCGCCTAGTGAGCTACAGCGGCGTTGTAAGGGCCCGAGCATCGCGTGAGCGTCACTCTGTATCAGACTCGTCTGACAGCGCCCCTAACGCGCGTACAGAGACGCGACAGACGTCCTCTAGAAGCAACGACGGCGGCGTTAAGCATTACCGGGACGTCAAGCATAACCCCGAGCTATCCGTGTACTTTGAGAAGGGAGCGGGCTAGTGGCTGTGAGAGTGGCTGATGGTATTGTAACCATCAGTGCCCAGATTGACGACAATACGGTTCGTCGCTCTGCCACACGAGCCGGTCAGCGTGCCGGCGACTCGTTCTCCCGTGGCTTTGTCCGCACCGCCGATGACGGGATGGATCCCGCTCGGTTCAGGCGCATGGGTGACGATGCGGGAGACGGCCTGGTTCGGGGTGCTGACGGTCGTCTCCGGAACTCTCGGGGGCGGTTTGCACGAGCCGGAACCCAAGCTGGTGACTCGTTCTCCACAGGTCTAGGTGACGGCGGCTCACGAGGCATGAACCAGGCCTCCGGCAAGATGGGCAAGGCTCTTGCCGCCGGCGCTGCATTCGCGGCCGCTGGTGCTGCTGTGGGAGCCGTGTTCGTTAAGGCCTTCGCCGACGCTATGGCTCAGGAACAGTCCGTCGCTCTCCTGTCCGCTCAGGTGGGAGCCTTCGGGCCGGAGTCCAAGAAGCTCGGCAAGGTCGCGGGCTCTCTGTACGCGGACGGTTATGGTGAGTCGTTCGGCGACGTAACCGACGCCATCCGCGGCGTCAAACAGAACATGAACGCCCTCGGCGTGTCGGGTGACGAGGACCTAAAGAAGATCGCCAAAGGCTCCATGAACGTGAGCCAGATCATGGGCGAAGACGTGGGTAAGACTACCCGCGCCGTGGCCAAGATGATCAAAACGGGGATCGCCAAGAACTCCGAAGAGGCTTTCGATATCCTCACGCGCGGCGTACAGACGGGCGCCAATGAAGCTGAGGACCTGCTAGACACCTTCTCGGAGTACAGCACCCAGTTCCGGAACGTCGGGCTCAATGGCAAGCAGGCAATGGGCCTGATTAGCCAGGGTCTACAGGGCGGCGCTCGTGATGCTGACTTGGTGGCCGACACTATCAAGGAATTCTCCATCGAGGCGGTACAGGGTGGAGAGCGCGTTCGTGGAGGCTTTGAAAGCCTCAAGCTAAATGCGGATGACATGGTGGATGCCTTTGCCGCAGGCGGACCGAAGGCGGCCGAGGCATTCGACACGGTACTGGATAAGCTCCGAGACATCAAGGATCCCGCCGAGCGGAACGCCGTTGCAGTAGAAGTGTTCGGTACCAAGGCCGAGGACATGGGCGATGCTCTATTCGCCTTGGACCCGTCCAAGGCTGAGAAGACCCTCGGCGATGTGGGCGGTGCGGCCAAGAAGGCCGGCGACATGATCCACTCCAGCCTTTCCGCGAGGCTAGAGCGGCTAAAGCGGACCATGCAACAGGGCTTGGTCAACTTCATCAACGACAGGGTTATGCCGGTCATTGACCGGTTCGCCAAGTGGATGAAAGACAACCCCAAGATCGTTAAGCCGGTCATCGAGGCCATGAAGACCTTGGCCATTGTGTTCGGCGGCCTGGCTGTCGGTGGTGCGATCATTGCCGGCGTCGCCGCTGCGTTCGCTCTCGTGTCTGGCCCCGTTCTCGCGGTGATCGCTGCCATTGCTGCCCTAACCCTCGGCCTCAAGTTCGCATGGCAGAACTCGGAGACCTTCCGAGACGTCGTACTAGGTGTGTGGGACAAGGTCAAGGAAGGTGCCGAGGCCGCGGTCAAGTTCTTCAAGTCCGACGTGGTTCCCACCTTCGTCAACGCCTGGGACAGCATCAAGGAGAAGGGTCAGGTCCTACTAGACTTTTTCCAGGGTACTCTGTGGCCTATGCTCCAGGCGGGCTGGGATATCCTGGTCGCCGCGGTCCAGCCAATCATCGAGCGGTTTAAGGGCTTCTTTGATGACATGGCCGGCAAGGGTGAGGGACTGTCCGGTGTCTGGGAGACGGTAACCACATTCATCGGTGAGAAGGTCAATGAGATCTGGGACGTAATCCAGACCGCTCTAGAGGCCATCACCGCCATCTGGGAGAAGCACAAGGGTTGGATTATTCCCACCCTAACATTCATCTGGACCACCATCGGCACGATCATCGGCGTGGCTCTCGGTAACATCTGGGCCACGATCAAGGGTGTCTGGACTGCCATCTCCGGCGTGATCTCAGGCGCCATGCAGGTGATCAAGGGTATCATCCAGGTTATCACCGGCATCATTACCCTCGACTGGAAGACCACCTGGGAGGGGATCAAGAACATCTTTGGCGGCATCTGGAAGGCCGTCCTCTCAATCCTCAAGGGCGCCTGGCAGATCATGAAGGGCGTCTTTACCAACATGTGGAACTTCATTACGGGGATCTTCAAGAAGCTGTTTAACTGGCTGGTTGGTAACTCCCTCATCCCCGACCTGGTAAAGGCCATCATCAAGTGGTTCACCACTCTCCGGGATAAGGCTGTCGCCCTTATCGGGTTGCTCAAGGACTGGGTGATCAGGCGATTCAATGCCCTAAGGGATTCAGCGGTTCGAGCGGTCACCAACCTGCGGGATCGAGCCGTCGCCATTTTCAACAACATCCGCGACTGGGTTACGTCCCGAGCGCGTAAGCTCCGGGACAATGTCGTCGGGGCATTCAACACCTTCAAAGATAAGGCCATCTCAGCCTTCAGGAAGGCTAAAGACGGCATCAAGGTTGTCTGGAACAAGCTTAAGAAGCTGGCAGCCAGCCCCGTCAACTTCGTAATCGGGACGGTCTACAACAAGGGTATCCGGAAGTTCTGGAACGCCATCGCGGGTAAGGTCGGGCTCGGCAAGCTAGGCGAGATCCCCACCCTCAAGTTCCAGAAGGGTGGTGTGGCGGATCTTCGTAACGGCGCCAAGCTACCCGGCTTCTCCACCAAGGATGATACGCTCGCCATGGTTCGAAGTGGCGAAGGCGTTCTAGTCCCGGAGGCTGTCCAGGCTCTCGGCGGTGCTCAGTTCATCAACCGTGCCAACCGGATGAAGGGACGAGCCGGCTCCCTAGCGGGGAAGAGTAAGGGAACTGGAATTCCTCACTTCTTCCTCGGCGGCATCGTGGACGCGGTCGGTGGATTCATTGACAAGGGCAAGGACTTTTTTAAGCAGGGCTTTGTAAAGGCCCTCAACGCAGTGACCGCTCCTATCGTGAATAACATGAAGGACCGGTTTGGAACGTCAGGCTTCAAGGGACTTCCCACACAAGCCGTTATGGCGATCGTGAGTAAGATCAAGGCTTTCCTTGGTCCGAAGGCTGGTCAGCTTGAAGGCGGTGACGGCAAGAAGGTCGCGGACGTTGCTCGCTCCCAGACGGGTTACTACGGCCGCCCGAACAAGTTCACCAAGGCACCAGGCATGTGGACCGACGAGTGGTGCGGCATGTTCGTGGACTGGGTGTTCAAGAAGGCCGGCGCCAGTAAGGCCCTGAGCGGGATCCGTACTCCCTCCGTCGCCTCGTACCGACAGATGGGCAGCACGAGCAAGGGCTCCATGAGGCCCGGCGACCTCGCTCTGTACCGCGGTGACTCTGGCCACATCAACATCGTGACCGATCCCAAGTCCAAGGAAACTGTCGGCGGTAACGAGTCGAACAACCGGGTGGCCAAGACCCGCGGCTACGTCAACTCCGCGTCCTCGATCCGTCGACCTGCGTTCGCACGAGGAGGCGTCCTAGACGCCCGTACAGTGCGTTTGGCGGGAGGCCTAGAGGGACTACGCAACATTGCTTGGCAGGACCGTCTAGAGTCCCCTGACGTCGATCCTGAGACTCAGCGTCGCCGTGCTCTGTTCGCAGCTCCGCCGTGGGTGTCTCGTGATATGGGTGGCCTACTACCCGACGGCATGATGGCTGTCAACACTTCGGGTACGGCTGAGGTTGTCAGTACACTTGATCAGTTGAAGGCGCTGGTGGCCTCCGGTAAGGGTCAAACCTACATCTTCAACGAGGGCGCCATTACCCTTGACGCCTCCAAGATCAAGAGTGTCCAAGATCTAGTGGACATGATTGAGTCCATCCAGGTTACCTCACGTCAGTTTGGAGCGAGACTGTGAGTATCCACGACGACCTGGGAGCCCTCCGAGAAGAAGCTCCCACCGCCGCCCAGGCGTTGCAACGTATCAGCCGGGAGAAGGCCCGAGAGGTAGCGAGGCAGTGGGATAAGCACCCCTCCCGGAACATGGACGGTACCGCTACGTTCCACACCCGCGCAGGAAAGGCGACCATCGGGTCCATCCGATACCACCCGGATGATGACCGACTGGACTCTGTAGAGGTCTGGACTGGCCCCCAGCAGGGTCCTCCCCAGTACCGCCTCATCAATCCGCCTATGCTTGTTCCCGACTCCCGCGGTGAGGTGGTATTGAACGAGGTCAACAAGGCAAGAGGGAAGACCACCGCCCGCCGCTATCGGATTGATCCCCTCGTGGCCATCGCGGAATTCATCGCGTCTCACCAGGGTGGGAAGGAAAAGGGATGACCACCACCGTAGCATTCGCCAACACGAATGACGCCTATCTGTTCTCGGGGTCCTCGTCTTATTCCTCCGCTCTGTCCGGGCCCGCCGACGGTGTGAGCGCGGTTGACGACGCCTCGCTATTCATCGGCCAGCAACTCTCCGGCAGTACGTTCACCATCTACCAGGCGTTTGTCCAGTTCGGCTACACCGCAGCCGCGGACCAGATGCCGACCTCCGCGTACTTCCGTCTGAACTCCCACAGTGTTACCGGCACTAGCGTGGCTCGTGGTCTGGAAGTTCAGACCTTCGACTGGGATGGCACGGTAGATGTCAACGACTGGCGCACGCCGGCACAGCTAGCCCTGGGCAATAACAACCGTGTTGCCAACCTGATCGACATCCAGAATGCCAGTAACCTAACCATGCGTGCGGGCATCCCGGATCTAGACGAGGTGGACGACGACGCCACCCTCCGGTACGTCATCAACTCCACGAACAACCGCCAGCAGGAAGCCCCGTCTAGTCTAGAGTACAACGGCATCCGCTCAGCGGACTACAGCGGCACCTCGGCGGATCCCGCGCTGTACGTAGCCAGCGTTACGGACTCCCTCCTGAACCGCTCCCTAGGTGCCCAGGTTCAGCTCTCAGACGGCACCCACGTTTACATCGAGTTCTCCAGCGTGGTCGACGGGGAGGACGACAACTCCCTAATCCATCAGGACAACGATGGGAACACCACCAACCTCGGAACCTTCACTGGTCAGACGTTCACCCGACGGGGAGCCCAGAACTACTCACTGGCTCGTGACGCCGACGATAACCTGTACGTCATCAACCAGAGGGACGCGGACAACTCCCTAAACTGCCGGGCATTCATCAAGGGCTCCGGTTACTCGTGGTCCACTGGAACTCTGCGGGGTCTAACCCTGCCCACCTACGAGTCAGACGTTAACAACACCGCTCTTACCTGGCACCCTCAGGGCGGCTCGTTCGGCACTCTGGTGGCTCTCATCGGTCACCGGGCGGCGGGCAACCGCAACCGAGAGAACCAGATGCTTTATGCCCTACTGAACTGTGACCACCTGATCAACGGGTCCGGGTCTCTGGCTCGTCGGGTAGCCAGCGCGGACGGCCTTCTCGTTGCCGGCACCTCCATCAACGGGTTCAACAACTTCCCGAATGAGACGGGTACCCTTCTGGATGTCTCGTCGGCCCAGGAAGGATCTGCCCGCGGGTACGTGATGAGCACGGCTCGTCACCACGTACTATCAGCCAACTCGGGGCAGTCTGTAGCCCGGTACACCTTGAACGGGTCGGGTACCGGCTTCTCGGAGGTGTGGAACTTCCACGACAACTTCTCCGGGTTCTCCACCAAGGATGCCAATGCCAAGTCCCGTCTACTTCCGGTCTCTGAGTCTCGGTATGCCACGGTAAATGCCAGCTCATCCACTGAGTTCGGCCTGGTGGTTAAGCACCGGCAACAGCTCGGTAATGAGTTCACCGTGTTGGCAGACGTGAGGCTGGATGAGCAGGACCTAACCTCCATGCCGTCCGCCTCTACTCTGTCCACCGCGAACAACTGGGACGCCATCTATAACCCGCTGGATAACCGGGTATGGGTGTACTACTTTGACACCAACGACGGTCAAAGGCTCATGCGTACCCACGTGGATCTCAGCACAGGCCAAGCCGGCCAGGACGAGGTGGAAGTAAACGACTCGGTCGGAGCTACCGGGTCAACCAACCACGCCATCCGTGTTCACCGCCACCACACCATCGGTGAGCAGATGCTCATTACGGTGGCCAATGAGACCTCAGGTGGAACTCACTCGCTCATCTACGTTGACGACTTGATTAACGTAGCTCCTGACCAGCCCGTATTGATCCCTAAGGAGAATTTCGACTCAGACGAAGAGGCTACCTTTGAGTGGACATTCATCGACCCCAACGAGTCCGATACTCAATCAGCGTTTCAGCTCCAGATTGATAACGCCACCACGGAAGCCTCCGCATTCGACACGGGTAAGACCGCGAGTACGGACAGCAATTACACGCTGGCTGCCAGCTCCATCGACAACGAGGAAGACTACCGTTGGCGGATCCGAGTCTGGGATAGCTCGGACGAGGTCTCGGAGTGGTCGGATTACGGGTTCTTCACCACCTCGGCCTCAGGTGTCGTCAACATCACGGATCCAGACTCGGACAATGATCCAGACATTGTCACGGCCAACTACCTGGTCCAATGGGAAGTGTCAGGTACCACCCAAGAGGACTACCGGGTGGTGGTGTTCAGGACGGACACCGACGAGGAGCTGGTGGACACCGGCTGGGTTGAGTCGGATGACACTGAATACCTCGTGGAAGGTATGCTGGCCGACGTAGAGTGGCAGGTGGAAGTAACGGTTCGTGACTCCGCCGATATCGAGTCCAACACCGCCACCCGCCTGATCACCCCGGACTACAACTCTCCCGAGGTGCCCATCATCTCCTTCAACGTGGAGAACGATGGTGGTTATATCGGACTGAGCATTGAGAACCCGGAGCCTGTTGGAGACCGACCCAACCCAGACACCAACGTAATCCACCGTCGGGAGGTTAGCACCTCTGCCACACCAGACGCTTTCCAGGTGCTCGGCGAGGTGGAAGAGAACGGCTCGTTCCGCGACTACACCGCGGCAAGCGGGGTTGAGTACGAGTACCGTGTCCGAGCGGTTGCTGGTGAGTTCTTCACCGACTCCACCATCACCGAGGTGGACGATACGCTGGAGATTGAGGGTGTCTGGATCCACAACCCGGCAGACGCCCAGACAACGGTGAGGCAATTCCGGTTCGGCAAAGACAACCGCTCCACTTCCATTGACATCATGGGAACCGTTCAGACCTTCGCCGGTCGTAAGTTCCCGGTGGTTGACTTCGGGGAACACGAGGAAGAGGACTTCTCGATCTCCGTGGACATCCCCCACGGCCCGGACTACCGCACCCAGGAAGCGGATCTGAAGGACTTTGCTGAGTCCAAGATTACCCTTGTTCTCCGGGACAATCGGGGTCGATCCGCTTATGGTACACTGACTGGATTCAACCAATCGGATCAGGCTTGGGGAATCTCGGTCGCGTTCAAGTTCTCCCGAGTGAGCTTTGACATTGAGGAGGTGTGACGGGTGCAGCCGCTTAACTTGCCCGAGGGGGATCACAACCCCAACAACTACAGCGCGGCAGAGATCCTAGCTGCCATCCAAGGTTCCACCGGTTCGCGGAAGTTCTCTTTCCGCTATGAGCTCCTGAACGAGTTCAACCGTAAGACCGCGGACCTTACCAACGTCAAGGCCTGCAAGATCAGCCAGAACTGGCTGGCAGACATCAAGCGGACTGCCTCCTTCGACCTGCGAACCGGTGAGACAGACCGGATCGACTACCTGAAGGACCGCATTAAGCCGTGGGTCCGTCTGCACATGCCGCCCAAAGAGAATGAAGAGTCCGGCCCCGAGCTTCCTCCGGATCCCCAGGACCCTCCCGCCTTCGAGGGTCTGACGGACGACTTTGAAACTCAGGAGATGGCCGATGTATGGGACCGCTACAGTGAGGGCGTGAAGAACGTTGGCGGGCGCCTGAGGATCCCTACAAAGACCTCGTTCCCCGCTGCCGTATCTAACCGCTCGTGGTCTCTCACAGGCTCTTACGTGGCCGCTGAGGTGAACTCTGTACCGTCCCTCAGCGGCGGCACAGACGTGGCCCTGAGTATGGTGATCAACTCCAACACTGCGGGCACGAACCTTACCATCCAGTACCGACTGATTGGATTCGGCTCCGAGAACAAGCTGGAGTTTATCAGCTTCGATAACGTGTTCCAGGACCCCGGGTTTACCAGTATCGACTACGACCCGGACGAACACGTATGGTGGCGGATCCGAGAAGACAGCGGCACCATGTTCTGGGAGACGAGCCGAACGGGTCTGCCCGGTACCTGGACCATCCAGCGTCAGGATGACACTCCGGACTGGGTGGTAGACGAGGACGAGACACTGGAACTGTTCTTCCAGTGCAACGGTGACGCATCGGAAGATGACTTTGCCGAGGTCGACAACGTCAACCTTACGCCGGAGGGTGTGGAAGTCTCCTTTGACGACCAGATCACGTGGCAGAACAACTTCAACGGCACGCCCGGCGTAACCGGTGAAGAGGTCACGGTTAACAACTCGGCTCGTCATGGAAACGCCCTAGATGAAGTTCTAGGGACTGTAGTCTATGACGATGAGGTCTCCGCAGACAACAGTAGGTCCGTTCGCCTAGGAGAAGACTCAACGGATGAGGGGACTATTGTTATCCGGCTGAAGTCTGCTCTTCCAGAGTGGTCTCTCCGGTGCTACTTCCAGATCCCCAGCGGCGGACTTCTCAACATCCAGCCGGATGCCGTTGACCCCGACTCGGATAACTACATTTTCCTAGATGACGACTCGGGAACCTGGACAGCCGGCTCGGTTAATCTGACCGAAGAGGTCACGGGCAACTTGATTGATCAGCCAGTAAAGCTGGAAGTTCTCAACACGGAGGATCTAACCATCTATCGGTTCTTTTGGACCGATATCACTTCAAGCTCTCCCGACTATGTAACATCGGAATCCAATGCGGGCCGGGACCCCCTCCAATCCCTTACGTTCACGGGAGGCAGTTCTACCACACCAGCCGTGTTCGTAGATAATGTCCTGATCGCCGAGCCGGAGACGTTCGAGAGGTTCACCCCCGACTCGGTCAACTACGTGGAGTGGCCCCAGGGCGTATTCATCCTCTCCAGCCCCAGCCAGGAATCTGACCAGTCCGACGTTATCACCCGCGGCGTTGAGGGGTATGACCTGACCCAGGTTCTCCACGACAACCTGGTCAGTGACCGATTTTCCTCATCGGGCCTACTCACTGTGGACGACAACTTCGCTCGGGAAGAGTCCGGTGACTGGGGAGAGTCCGACGACGGCACCACTTGGGCCCATAACACAGTGGCTAATACCGAGCTGGGTGTTTCGGCTGACGGGTATGCCTTCGTAGTTATCGAGGCTAACCCCTCGACCATCCGTCTGAACCAGGCCGGCACCACGAGCCAAGAGATCCTGGGGGACTCTGAGGTCTACACCCGGATCTCCGTGGATCAAACCGCCACGGGTAACAGCTTCTTGCCGGCAGTAGTCTTCCGCCTGTTCTCGGTAAGTGCCTATTACCGTCTCCGCGTTCACCACCTGACCGGCGGCACCATCAACCTGTCAGTTACTCGCGTGGGTACCCAGTTCGGTGACACGGTAGTCACCAGCGTGACCTACACCCCCGGTGAGTTCTTGAACGTCCGTGCTCAGTGCATTGGCCACGTGATCCGAGGTAAGGTCTGGGCCGACGGCGAGGTGGAGCCCACCTCGTGGATGATCGAGGAAGAGATCACCTCAGACCTCATCGACTTTGGGTTTACTGGCCTGTCGGCCTCGGCATTCGGGGACAACACGAACACGGACCCTGAATTCCGGTATGACCTGTTCCAACTGAACGGCAACCCCAAGAACCTCTATACCGAACTGATCCACCGCCTGTTCCATGAGAACAGCCTGTCCCACCGCATCACCCTGTCCGACGAGGTGATCCCCACGATCCGGGAGTGGGAAGCTGGTACGTCTCACCTGACCATCATCAATGACCTCCTGGACGCCATCAACTACGAATCCTTGTCCTTCGATGAAAACGGGTTCGCGGTTGTCAAGCCGTATGTGTCCCCGCAGGATCGCGGCTCGGAGTTCACGTACCAGGACAATGACCTGTCCATCATGTATCCGGAGGTCATGAAGGAACTGGATCTGTTCTCCATCCCTAACCGATGGATCCTCACAGTCTCCGATCCAGATCGAGAGGCCATCACAGTAGTCCTGGAGAACAACGACCCGGCTAGCCCCACCAGCACGGTTCGACGTGGGCGCACCATCACTCGGTTCGAACAAGAGCAGGAAGCATCCAGTGAGGCCACTCTAGTTGAGAAGGCTTCCCGGATGGCGTTCGAGGCTTCACAGGTATATGAGGCCATTGAGTTTGACACGGGATTGAATCCCATCCACTCGGGTAACGACGTTTACAAGATCCACTATGACCCGCTGGGAGTTAGGGGTAAGTACCAGGAGCACACCTGGGAAATGGATCTCAAGGCTGGCGCCAAGATGTCCCACCGGGCTCGCCGCGTTATCTCTCTCGTGGCCGGTCAGGACCCCAGCATCATCACCGATGATCTGGAGGTTACGGGCGCACTACAAGCCGGCAACATCGCTTCAGGTGTGGAAACAGTCAATCCAGTGGCTAACACTCGAACCTCCCATGCCATCACTGGTCTAGACCTCCAAGGTCGGGGACCTGTCCGAGTGTTCGTAACAGCGGAGTCTATCGTTCCGGGTAGCGTGTTCATGGAGGTAACCACCGCGGATCATACCCCACGAGGGTTTACCATCTGGGTCTACCGCACAACCTCCACTGCCACCAACATCCACTGGCTAGCTATGAGGGGCGCCTGATGGTTGAAGTAAGGAACCATGATCTCCGGATCAGCGGTCGACTAAAGGCCGGCAACATCGCTCAAGGCACAGAGACCATCACCCCGGTGGCCAACACTCCCACCTCAGTAACCATCTCTGGTCTAGATCTCCAAGGAACAGGAACCATCACCGGCCTGTGTACTCCCGTGACTTCCGTTCCCGGCACCACAGTCCTAGAGACCGCCGTGTCCAGTGTCTCGTCCTCAGGCATGGATCTATACATCTACCGCACCAACACCACAGCCACCAAGGTGGGTTGGTTCATGATCCGACAACGAACATAACTCCCCGGTCACCCCTTGACAAGTGTGTTACACTTCCGGTATCGGACTTGACAACAACTTGGAGGAGGTGCTAAGTGACCACGATCATTGACGACGACCTAGTGGTGTCGGGTGCCCTCAGCGCGGCTAACGTTATCTTCGGCTCGGTGACCATCACTCCCGAGGTTAACACCCCGACCAAGGCTGAGGTTCGAGGCCTGAACCACCCAGACACCAACGAGCCTACGGTTATCCTGTCTGCTCACTCGGCTTATCCACAGGTTCGGGTTCGAGAAGTCGGGTATCGCTTCTCCAACTCGGATGGCTTTGATGCCTACATCTACCGGACCAGTGGAGTGGACACCAACGTGCACTGGCTGTCGTGGCAGGAGGCAGAGCTAGAATGAAAAGGAGTGAGTACCTAAAGCGGTCCCGGGAGTTCCGATCGTATCTCCAGTCGGAGGCTGCAAAACCTGAGGCGGAGCGTAGATTCCCCACCCGGCCTGAAGACTGGTTCTCGGTGGAAGCCATTCTCACTTGTACCACACCCACCTGCGTTGTTCGTGGTCAAGGCTTCTCCCACAGCATCAAGGAGAATGCAGATGGGGTATATCGGGCAGTCTGTGGCCGCTGTCACACCCCCATCACTGACATCAACCTACAGCTAGAGGAGGATTGATGACCGACCCTCGACGGAACGCAGAGATCTTCCTCCGTAGCGTTGCCGGCTTCACAGACAAGCAAGGAGCCAAGCGCTCTCACAACAGGCCCATCCGCCTGGGCGCGATTGACTACGATTACGTCCCGGAGGAGTTCCTGGGCGGGGTGAACCCCCGGATCCTGTTCGACGGCGAGAACACGGTATCCAACAAGCGTTATGCCGTCATGGCCCCGTATTACCCTCTCGCGGGTGACCGGGTCTGCCTCCTACCCATCGGCAATTCTTACCTGATCATTGGGCCTGTCTCGTCACAGGCTATCCCTCCCGATGTCCAGTATTACACAGCCGACGGTACCTGGACTAAGCCCCCCGGCGCCCGCACCATCTACGTTCAGGTGCAGGCCGCGGGTGGGGGTGGAGGAGGCTGTCCCAACGCAGGTTCAGGTGAAGGTGCCGTGGCGGGGGGTGGAGGTGGGGGCGGTTACGCGGAGAGCTGGCTCACCGCTAACACCGTCTCGTCCTCTGAGGCGGTCACAGTAGGTACCGGCGGTGCGGGTGGGACTGGGGCTGACGACGGGTCTGCCGGCAGCTCATCTTCTTTCGGTTCCCATGTATCTGCAAACGGTGGTGGGGGCGGTACTCAAGGTACAGCTTCCTCCACCCGGTTTGCTCGTGCTGGCGGCTCTGGAGGTACCGGGTCAGCCGGTGATCTCCTCATCCAAGGCGGGGACGGCTTCAACGGTTATACCCATGGGGGTGAGATCACTTACTCTGCCGCCGGGGGTGATTCCCAACTAGCCCATAACCGTCGAGGCACGGCAGTAAGCGGCTCCTCTGCAAATGGTACCGCAGGTTACACCTACGGGGGCGGGGGCGGAGGAGGTGTTGCTCGAAACAACAGTGGCACCTCCAACGGGGGAAGTGGTGCCGACGGCATCGTAATCGTAACCACGTATTTCTAGGAGGACACCATGTTCGGTGACTACCTGGTTTCACAGATCCGCACCTACGTCCCGTCTGGAGTCGGCGCTCTCATCTCATGGCTTGCCCTGCGAGGTGTGGAAGTCACCTCGGACCACAAGCTCCTTCTGGTCACCGGATCCACGGCTCTCGCCACGGGCTTGTACTTCACCGCCGCGAGTGCGGTCCAGCGTAAGTGGCCGTCGATCGGCCGCCTACTGCTGGGCTCCAAGAAGACGCCGACCTATTCACTCCCCGCGGGAGGTGGTGCTGGCGATAACGCCCAAAGCAATGACTCCATCGGAGACGCCAGGTGAGTACGGAGATGCCCAGAGAAGACGTGGAAAGACTGGTCCGTATCGAGACAAAGCTAGACCAGGTTCTAGCTCGCTCCGATGAGGACCGGCAAGCTCACGAGAAGGCCATGGCCGAGGTCAAGCAAAAGCACGAGACCCTACGGAGTCGAGTCAACTCCTTGGAGAACTGGCGATACGCCGTGGGTGCCGCGTTGCTCATGAGCAGTGCCGGCGCAATCGGGGCAGCCATCAACATCGCTCCGAAGTAGCACCAGCACCAACCAGAGAGCTCCGCTCATGTCAGGTACAGAGCGGAGCTCAATGGTGGCGTGACTGCTGTCTCATCACCGATGACGACGATACAGACGCTCTCGCCTAGCTCCAAAACTTACAGAATCGCGTCTCTCGGCGTCTCTCATAGCTCAGTGACAGATACTCTCACGCTCTCTATTCGATCTCTCCTAACGAGCGTACAGAGCTTCACTCACTTCTCGGGCTAGCCGCCAGAGAGCCCCGACCGAATGACCCTCAGCATCCGATCGGGGCTCTCCTGCCGAGGGGGGGGGATCTCGGCGATGGGCGCTGGGCTACCAGCCCATGCCCTGGTTCATGTCGGCCAGGGACTTGAACGGGTGAAGCCCGCTCTCGTCCATGACCCAGAACTCCCTGGTGTGCTCGCCGTACCAGACGTGCACACCCAGGTGGCGCTTGAGGTTCTGCACCTGACGGGCCATGCGGTGCTGGTCGGCGAACTCAGACGGCTTGCCGGTCATCCTCTCGACAGCCGGTAGGGCGTGGGTCAGTGTGGTCTCAGACGACTCCTGTTCCACACCCGCCGTCTCAGGCTCGGTGCTCAGCGCCTTGACGACCTCCACCACATCCTCGATGGGAGCCTCCGCGGCGAACTTCTCGATGGCACGACGAACCGGGAAGGGACCCGAGAACCCATCCATGCGACGAGGCACGCGGCTGACTTCCACCGCGTCCATATTCACGTCCGTTGCGTGGATGACTCCATCGCTCACCGCCTGCTGTACGTCGGCCACTCGGAGAGGCATGGTCTCGTCCAGCTTGTCCGGCATCTGAGCCAGCGGCATGACCTGGGTCTCGTTCACGGGTTACTCCTTGTCGTCGTTGCTTGCACTCACGCTACTTGCCACATGACCTGTCGGTCAAGACTGTGGTTCAGCTCTTGAGCCGCTCCGCCAGCTTGTCCGCTACCACGTCGGCGAGGTCGTCACCGAGCCTCTCCACGATCTTCTCCGCGAGAGCGTCCAGGTCCACCGTCGGCGTGCTCAGGCCGGCTACCGACTTCTCCAGGCCTCGCACCCGAGCCAGAGTCTCGCGGCCTGCACGGACGATCGTATAGACCGCGTACTTGACCGTCCAGAACTTGTTGCCGTTGTGCCAGTCCTTGTTCTCGTACGGCTCCGGCTGCGCGGGGATCAGGTCCGCATACCAGATATCGTGGATGTCGTCCTTGGTCAGCGCCACGGCGCCTCCTGTGTCTGCTAGGTCCTCGCCCTTGGCATATGCGAGGATCTTGTCCATGCGGAGATTGCCCGGGTCCCCGTGAGAGTTCTCCGGGACATGCTGGTGGCCACACCATCCGTAGAAGGCCAGCCACTCACTTCCCGTCAGCCGCGACGAGGTCGCACCGTACGACGAGGGATTGGCCTTCCACTGCGACTGAGGAAGGGTGTGGAGCTTGACCTTGTGCTGGTCGTGAGCCCACTTGACGAACTTGCCGACCTCGGCAAGAGCCCAGTCCGGTGCGTCCGGCCAGAAGATGTAATCCACGCCGGCACGCTTGTTGCCCCATGAGGTCTTGTACTTGGGGTCACACGTGCCGACCAGTTCGACCTGGACGGCGTTCATGGTGTTGGTCTCGACACCGCCCGACTTGTTGACCAGGGCCCGCGAGGACCGGTCAAAGTCGAAGTGTTGATACCACACCAGCCGGTGGTTCTTCATGTCCGGCAGAGCCGTGAAGTTCGGAGCCGATGCACCGCCACCGTACGAGGGAACAGACGTGCCCTCAGTCGTGTGCAGTACGCCGACGTTCGACTCCATGCGGTCGCCGCCGTATGTCTTCTGGAACCAGTAGGCTGTACTGGCTCCCGGATACTTCTGGGGTCCGCTGTAGACCATCAGGCCCCCTGTGTATTCTGAGGAGCGTTCGGGTCCTGAGCCCGTGCCAGTGAGGCATTCGCCCAGAACATGGCCTCCTCCAGCTTGGTGATCGCCAGGGACAGTTCACGCCCGTGGGGGAGGTTGCCGGCGAAGGACATAGCCAGACGCTCGCACGATTGGCGGACGTACTCGTGTCCCTTCTTCCTCTCCTCACTCTGTGGCGGGTGGTAGGTGAATCGGTTGTGGACCTCGTCCGGGGTGAATCCAGGGGCGCTCATGTCTCTCCTTAGTAGTCCCAGGTCATGCCGACGAACTGACAGTGGCCGACCTCGACCGGCTCGTGGTGATCGTGCCAGACACGAACCCCGACAGGCTGACCGGCTCGTCCGAGAAACGGCCACATGGTTGTGTTCCAGCTCTTGCCGGGTGTGGCAAGGCTGTCATCCGCTCCGGTGTCATCCGGCGCCCCATACGGGTCACGGCAGAATTGCTCCATGAACTGGCGCGGCCTGTCGTCTCCCTCAGGGATGACATACCCGTTCCATCGGACATTCCTGGCCCAGATGAAATCCCCATTCTTCGGGGGAGTAATCAGGGTCAGATCCGGGCTCATGTTGTGGTCGTTGCGGAGAGCCTTGTCAAACTCCAGAACAGTCCACGTCTTGGGCTGGATGACCTGCGGGGTATTCCGGTACAGCTTGCACTGAGTGGCCACTCAGCCTCCTTGTTTCCTACAGGCTGTGAAGGAACCGAGCCTTCGCCAGATTCCCGATAGCGTCTGCCAGAGCATTGTGCTCCTTGCCCTTTTGCTTCGGCATCTCAGGGTTATCCAGACGCATGGCTTCCGACTTGAGGTCGTGGGTCAGCATTGGGATATGTGCCGGCAGGTAGATCATGGGCCCCCAGCACTGAGCCAGACGGACGTGATCATACGCCCCGTACCAAGCCCACATCTGGATATTGTCGCGGTGGAAATCGTCTTCTCCCACACCCACCGGGTGTGATGCTTCCAGGAAGTCCGAGACCAGCCGGCGGATCTGTCCCATCGGCCTGACATCCGGATGGTCCTTGTCCAGCCTGCCGTTCATGCAGTGGCACGCGAACTCTCGCTCCGTGCCTTCCACAGGCATACACCGGCACTTCTTCTCCGGCTCGTTAGGGTAACGTCCATACCCTCGCGGCTCGGGAAGATCGGACAGGGGCAGGTGCGGCCAGACGTTCTTCCGCATCCAGTCATGAGCCAGAAGCTTCTTCTGGTCCATCTCCCGGTTCACGACGTACAGAGTCCGACCGTCGCCAGAAGCCATGCCGAGCGACACCAGGTCAATTTTGGTGCCGTCGTCAATGAACTCCAGGTCGTAGGTCACGAACTCCTGGTCCCACGGCTTCAGTAGGGTGGGCATTCTAGCTCCTCACTCTCCGTTACAGTCTCTCGCTCTTACCACAGTCTGTCAAGCTGTGGCAGCTTCGGCCCACGGGAGAGGCCGAGTACGGGGCAGACTGTCCTCCCAGAACACAGCCTGGACCGGCACGCTCATGCGCGGTGCAGCCTTGGCCTGGTTCCAGTACCGGTCATCTTCCACACCCAGCGCGATCCATCCGGCCAGCCCTATCAGGAGCATTACCAGGAGGAAAATCTCCACCATCTCAGCCTCTCCCTGTTCCGTGTTACTTGTTCTCGGTCTGGACAGTAACCGACTGGCTCTTGTCCTTCTTATCTGCCTGGTCGTCACACGAGACGCCGCCCGCAAGGACAGCTCCGACGACAACACCCGCGACGAATACCGCGGACTTACTGATAGGTCCACCGCTGGTTGGCTCAGCAGTGGCGGTCGTGTACCGCACGTTAGTGACCTCTATCGGCTTACCCACTGTGATCTCCCTCGGTTCTCAGTGTGTCCTCTCGGACAGTCTAGCGCTTACTCTGCGGGATGAACACGCCGCCTCGATAGAACTTCCCGAGCGGAGTCATACAGGCGCTTCATACCTCGACACACGCCCATCACCGCGGCACAGGCGATCATGAACCAGAAGATCAGACCTCCCACGAAGATGAGTATGGCAGCGCCGAGGGCGAGATCCGAACTCACGCCAGTTCCTTCCGTGTATTCATAGATGGTAAAGAAGACCATGAGCAGGTCCCAGGCATTCACAGTGGGTTACGCTTACTTCCTAGCCACTGACTTACTGGTCAGTAGCCCTTTGGGTTCGGGCAGTTGTATTCGACGTGGGGCCACTTGTCGGCCTTCACAGTGCCGCCGGTGTAGATAGCGGCGGACTTCTCGTCACGGACCCAGCGGCCCTTACAGATGTACGTCTTATCCGCGTCATCACCAAGGATCATGATGCTGTACTCCGGCTGGTCGCTGTCCGAGTTGAGGACGTCATCCACGTACCGCTTGATCGCCTTACGGGCGTTGTCCTCGTTCGGATCCTCCAGCACCAGCTCCGCTCGGTTGTTCGTCTCGCGGATGATCGTGTACTGGACAGGCTTCTCTTCCACCTTGTCCTCCAGCTTCTCTTGTGGGGTCGGCTTCGTTTCGCTCACCCCGGCAGGTGTGGTACTCTCCGGTGGATCATCGAATCCCCCGGCCAACCCGATGATGACAAACAGAGCGCCACCGCCGGCACACCCGAGTTTAGCCGGAACGCTCAAGCTGTTCCACTTCTTCTTGATGTCCATCTCTTCCTCCAGGTATCTTACAGATCATGCCTTGACTCTACAGGCAGGTTTGCGGTTTCACTGTGCGCCTTACATGCCGAGAGCTCCACCCATCTTTCCCGAGTGGAGCTCTCAGCATATCAGGTCGCTACTTGTTTCCCAAGAGGTGCTCCATAGTTGCGTGCTTAGCCTCAGCTACGGAGCCCGTAGACCAAGCCACGAACACGAACCAGGCTGCGGCCCATGGCGAGTCGCCAGCCTGACGGAAAAGTCGGTACAACTCCATCACTCACCATCCCAGCGAACGTCTCGGATGTCGTGGAACATGACCGCGTTCCCCAGGATCGGCGACTGCACCCGAGCACGAGGGTAAGCACGGTACCGCTGGAGGTCAAACTCACACCGGACGGACTTCTCGTACTCACGGTACTTGATTGGCCACCTGTCTACGAACCAGCGGGCGAACCAGTGGTGCCCGTTCTGGAACTTCCACATCTGCCAGGTACTCCGGGGTTCCTGCACCTTGATCATGGTGGACTGGGTCACACGCTCGGGCGGCAGGTCGTCGGTCAGGAGCTTGGTGACCATCTGCACCGTGATCTGATCACAGAGGAAGTCGTACGAACCAGCCGGCCCGACCCGGAACTCCATCTCCGCCATGATGCCAGCGTCTACAGCCATCGCCTGGGCAAACCTCTTGAACTCCAGGACATGACGCTCGGATACGAGGTCTTCAGGCCCCATCTTCCACACCCTCCTCCGGCTCATCGTCAATCGGATCCCACGTTGCTAGCGGGTCTCGATCCTTGGTTGCCCAGACAACAGCCGGGCAGGGGTAGACTTGGTAGCACTCGACACATACGCCGTGTGTACCGCCGTGCTCATCCACGTCCTTCTTGTGCGCCTCGGCGATACGCGAGAGACGCGCCTCAGGCGTGCTCAGGGCTACGTCAGGCATGAGCGAGAACAGAGACTCAGCACTGGACAGGCTCATCACCGCATACGCCGTACGGGACAGCATGACGATCCAGTCCCCCGGCTCGACCTTCTGTCCCCCACCCTTGAAGTCGCGGAGGATGAGCTCCTGCTGGTCGTTGTACCCGAGGATCCCCCGTCCGAAGATGAACGACTCCGTGACGTTAGGCCCACCCGGGACACCCCACTGGATGGCCGCATACGTCTTGCCGGCGAACGTCACCGACTTGATGTGGTTCTCCAGCGCGCTGACCGAGAGCATGGAGAACGGTCCGGCACCCTCAGACATCATAATCCCCCCGGGCCTGCGGGGGGATGGACGAGATGCCATGAACCTTGCTCATGTGCTCAGCCAGCGCGTGGCGCGGCATACGTCCGCCGCATCCGCCTTGGAGCGGCGAGCACTCCACCAGCTCTTCCCTGTCGTACCCCTCGTCCTCAGCCGGCTCCTGTGGGGAGTAGGCGTCGGTCAGGTTCTCCCCGTCCGTGCTCATCAGGCAGTTACACCCAGTAGACGAGCAACGGAGACCCAGGTGGGGCGTACACCCACAGCCGGCACACCGGCCCCGCACAACCTCGAACCCTTCGCCGGGTTCCGTGCGCAGCCAGCCGTCGCGGGCCAGTTGCACCAGCGCGTGGGCGAGGAAGTTCCGGCCGTGCGGGTCCCGGGCCCACGCGTCGAGTGCGCTGGCCCCGTCGGTCGCGGAGTCGAGGGCGCCGGGCGGGAGACCCTCGGCGGACGGGGGGACGAACGCGGCGGTCTGGTTGGTCATGGTGTGCTCCTTGATCGGTGAGAATCGGGTGGGCCGGCCGCCCCGCGGGTCGAACGCGGCGCCTTTCATGAACTGGAGGAGGAAGATCTCGCGGCAGTCCTCGCACAGGTCAAAGACCGGCCCGTCAGACTGGACGTTCTCCGGCCTCATGCACGGCGATACCGCAACACGGGACCAGGCAACTAGCTCCTGGCTGACCGCCTGATAGCTCCCCTCCGGAATGTCCTGTTCCCCGCCACATCGGTTACACCTCATGATCCGAGACATACCCTCGGTTCCTTTCGTCGGTTACTGACAGGATTACGCTAGCCCATTGCTTGCGGCATCACACTCGGCGCAGGAACGAAAAGCCAATGCCCTCATTTCCATTCACGCACGTCTGGAGAGCGATATCCGCACCCTTCCCGTTCTCGGGAAACATCTTGTTGGATGAAAACCCGTTGTCATACACACGGTATGTGCCGGCAAGCTTTCCGCTGGAGATCACAACCTGCCGGCCCACCGGCAAGTCATCCATCCAGTACCACCCCTTGTAGTCGTGGCCTCCGAGCGTTGTTACACCTGCGGGATAGTACAGGACTAGACCCCCCTTGTCAATACACGGCTGAGCTTCACTCGCAGACGCACCGCAGTACGTGTATCCCGAGATGTACGTCACGCGCTCTGTCGTCGTTCGCTTCTCACGAGAAGCACCGTTAGGAGCGCTAGATGACTCGCTAGGCGTCGGTGACACGCTCTCGCGTGTCTCGCTTCGCTCTCGCTCTGCCGGGCTCTTAGAAGCGCTCTCAGAGCTTTTCACCGGCGAGGGCGTCACGACAGGTGCGGTGCCCTCAGTCGGGAGGGTCTGTCCCACACCCACCGGTCGTGTGTCTTCTGTCGAGGGCGCCGAGATGAACGGGTTAACGATCGGCACCACCGTCAGAGCTACCCCGCCGGCAATCCCCGCCAGCACAATCCGTACAGACTTCCTCATGACCTGCTCCTCCTTGAGTACCGAGCGAGGCGAGAACGGATGAACCGCCTCGCCTCGACTCTACACCCGCCGGCTCACCCGGTCAAGGTGGGTCAGTCGTTCGCTGCCAGCCACTCGTCCCGGCTGACGTTGACCATGGAACAGTCGGCCTTGCCGATCTCTACGCCCTTCAGGTCCTCGCTCGTGAACAGGCCCCCGAAGTTCTGGGAGCTGGACTTACCGGGAGCCAGGTTCTCGACCGAGGCCAGGAGCTCACCGATCTTGTTGCCGTCAGACGATAGGAGCTCACCCTCGACCAGGTAGTTGGCCCGCTTCTCGCCGTTGTTCGTGATCTCGACACGAGCGGAGAGGTCCTTGCCGAGGAACTCCTCTTCCGTGACCTCGCACTTGGTGATCTTGACGTCCTGGTCGGCTGCCCTCTTGTCGTCCGCCTCATCGGCCTTGATCGACTTGTCAACCTCGTTCACGGCCGCCCCGACCATGAGGGTACAGCCGCCGAAGAGGAGAACACAGCCACCGGCGATGGATCCCAAGACGATCTTGGTGGACTTCTTCATGGTATGGACTCACTCTCGTGTAAGGGTCTTTTCACTTCCCCATGCCCGACACTCAGAGAGTGCCGGGCTGGGTGATGTGGGTGCCGCCGTAGGTCAGTTCTTGATCTTGGACGGACCCATCGGTGTGGCGTTCTTGTACTGCGGGGGGTCCATCGGCTGGTCGTACAGGAAGTACGACTGGTTGGTGCCGACCGTGAACTCCAGGTAGGCGCCGGACTCAGCGTCCATGCCGTAGTAGGAATTGCACTGGGTGCCGGAGTAGTAGGCGCCGTCCATGCCGGGAGCCGGCACCTTCATCTTGCCGTTGTTGCCGCCCAGGTCCTGCTGGGTCAGCTTGTACGTGGGGGTGATGGAAGCGCAGTACGAGACGGGGAGACCCTTGAGGATGTAGTACCCGTACTCTCCGTTGGCGTTCTGGATGTAAACGTAGGACTTCTTCCCCGGCTTCTTCATCCAGGTGTCGATCCACGCATTGATGGTCTCGCGGGTCGGCGAGTACGAACCCGAGTGCGCCGGCTGGTTGGCGGCCAGTCGGGCATACTGGTCCTGCTGAGACTTGCTCTCCTTGCCGGTAGCCTTGCTACCCGGGGAGTCGTCCTCACACGCGCCGGCGGTGATGCTCAGTCCTACGACCAGGACAGCGGGCAGTACACCCAGGCGGATGACCTGCTTACGGGTGGGCTTGTTCACTTGAGTCCTCACTCTTAGGGCGCTACGCGCCCGTTGTCGTTGAACGCCTTGTGGGTGTACGGCATGAGCCCCGCCCACTCGGCTTCCATCTTCCGGGCCACCAGTTCGATCTCCCACTGGGGTCCGGACTTCACCTTCGCACGCTCGTCTTTGGTCCGCAGGCTCAGGAAGTGCATGAGCGAACGGGCGTTGCACGTTGCGTACATGGAAGACAGTACACCAACTGGCAGAGAAAGTCTAGCCACTTCACGAGCAATGCCCGCCGCCAACATTGCCTGGTATGACTCCCATGCCTGGGCGTAGGCCACATTGAGTTCGTGCCACACCACCCTGTGCTGGTGCTCAGTGCCCGCCACGTACTCGTAGGCACCAGGCTTGCCGACCTGTACGAGAGGCCGACCCCCGTCAGGGGCATAGAACTTCTTGTCCAGGATCTTGTACCGCCCGGACTCCTCGTTGTACGACCAGCCAGCGCGGTGACGGTGGAACTCCCGGAACACGAAGATTGGGGCCTGGATGAAGAACGTCATGGAGTTGTGCTCGAACGGCGAGCCGTGACGCTCCCTCATGAGGAAGTTGATCAGGCCCTCATTCCGCTCGTTGTCCTCAGTGACCCGACCCCATCGCTCGAAACCGGCCTGTACCCGATCGCCCTGGGTAGAGACCCTGGCAGCGTGCACCGCGGACGTGTCGTCGCCGGCATGCTGCACCAGCTCCACGGTCACGTCTGAGACCATGAACTCCTCGGGCGGCTCACCGGTGTATCCGAGGTCATCCAGAGTCAGCTTGCCGTCCTCAGTCGTCATCGCCGCTGGGCTCCAGAGTCTCAGCTCCCAGTTCAGGACGGTGTTCTCGTCGTTCTCCTCCGGCTGTTCCGGCTGGTTACTCATCAGGCCACTCCTCGTCAGGGTCAGGGTCGATCGTGCTGGGGTGCGGCTCGTCGTGACCAGCCGGCTCTTCTGTGGTCGGCTCAGTCGCCACGGCCCACCCTCGACAGGTACTCGGTCCAGTCGCGGCAGTAGTCCACGTCCTCGTACAGCGTGTCCGCGAGGATCAAGACGACTGTGCCGGGAAGGAAGTGATCCAGCTCTCGCCAGACGCCGGGGCGCAGGAGGATTCCTTCGGTCTCGCCCTTCTTCCTGGCCAGACCCGACTGGAGGTTCCAAGTACGCCAGGTCACGCCGTTTGAGACGTTCAGAGCGAACCCACCCGCCAGCGGGATCATGAGCTGGAGTCCGTTGAACGTTGCATGTGCCCCGCGCTTGCCGGCGTCGGCGATGTCATGCAGCCAGTACGTCCGCTTGATCTCGAACGGCACCAGCCCGACAGGGCCGCTCTGCGCCATCGTGAGCGAGCCTCGCTCATCGGTGTGGGACGGGAATGAGATCAGCTCCCACGGGAATTCCTTGATACTCATCCGTTCCACCGATCCGGGATAGAGTCGGCCTGGACGATCGTGACCTCGGGCGTCTCCTCTGCACCGATACACGGGCTGTCCTGGTTGTCATCGGTCGACACCTCCAGGTTCTCCGTGCTCGGGTCCTGCGCTCCGCCTCGCATAGGCTTTCCTTCCTCTCTTCTACGTCCCCAAGCCCGGAACCCCGAAGGGAACCAGGCTGGGTACTGCCGGCTGTCTCAGACAGCCATCAGAGCTTGCACTCCGTGTTGAAGTTGTTCACGTCCAGGCGGTCAGGCAGACCCGCGTCCTTGAAGGCGCCGCGGAGTTCGTTGCCGGCCTTGGAGTTGTAGTCGCGGACGCTCTCGGCCCGGGTGTTCTTCGTAGCCGTGATGGTCTGCCGGAGCTTGGCCTTGCGGTCGTCGGCTGTCTCGTCGGCCTCCAGCTCTTCCTCCAGGTTGCGGATGCTGTCCTCGTCGGACTGCACGGAAGAACACAGGTCGTAGAAGGATTCGTATGACCCGATCCTCCACGCCGCATCGGCCTTGGTCTGCTCCTTGACCTTCACGTCACCACGCCAGTCAGCGGTCCACTTCTGGATCGTGCCAGTGGCAAACATCACCAGCACGGAGAACGCGAGGATGGTGCCCAGGGCCAGAAGCGCAAGGCCCCAACCCTTCGCATACCACTTGGCACCCTCGCGGATCTCACTGCGCTTTACCATCTTGTTCCTCACTCTTACGGATCGCTTCCTCGTCGGTCATACGAGCCAACCAAGTCTCACGCCAGTTCGGCTCTTGCCGGCTGGTACGGGTCTGCCACAGAGTGAACAGGCCCGAGACACTGAGGACCGAGATCACAACCAGAGCCCAAAACATCGGACCCCCTCACTCTCTTTCCCCCCGGTGGTGAGGGACCCCGGGCGGGGGGAAGTATCCCGGGGTCCCTACTGTGCCGAGCGGGAGATCATCGCGGATTCGACTCTCGCTCGGACAAGACAAACACTAGCGCCCGGACTAACGACGTGTCAACCCACGCTCCTAATCGTTTGCCATTACCTCTTCCTTCGGCTCCGCTTCCTACCACGAGAGCGGTGACCGACATGGTATTTATCGCACCAGGGGCACCTGTATACCTCCAGCAGAATATTACCCTTGCGGATTAAGTTGTGCATGTGGACCTGTGCCTGAGCCTTTGTGTCATGACCTTGTTTCCCCTCACACGCCCGGTCCCGTGACCTTCTCATATCACCTCCACTCCCCCCGTGCCCGTACCACACCCAGCGTGTGTGCTCACATCCAGGCTCTCCATGCCGATGTCCTCGACCACAGAGGAAGTGGACGAGGACATCTCTCATGGCTTTTTACCCCTCGCGGAATCCCATGTCCTCCATGGCCCCGCTCCACCCAC